GGGGGGGGGGGGAACCGGTGGTCCACGATCGCCCGGCAGATGAAGACCATCATGGACCTGCAGCTGGAGCGGACGCCGGTCGAGGACCCGAAGGCCTGGGAGCTGGACGTCCTCAACATGGTGAGCAAGCGGATCGACCAGCTCACGGGGGTGGCGTGATGGCAGAGGAGACGGCGCACCTGGTGTACGATCCCCAGTTCGAGGAGGACCTGGCACGGGCGGCGGTTGGGGGCATCGATGCCTGGAAGGCCGAGCAGGGAAGGGAGTATGCCTGGTCCTCAGTGAAGGAGGTCCGGTACGTCCTAAACGACATGGCCAGCACGGCCCGTGACTTCGAGAATCCAGAGTATGTCTGGGGAAGGCCAAGCCCCACGAACCCATGGACAGGGGTGGGGTGTGCCATCCGGGATATCGTGACCCGCCAGTGGCAAGAGCACGTCTTGCCTCACCACCCCGAGCTGACCAGCTTCCAGGCATGGCGGATCGAGACTCTGAAGCGCGCCGCGGCCACCCTCTAGACATTGCACCAGACGCGCGGAGAGGCCCGGAGACGGGCGATAGCACTGACCCCGGTATCAGAAGACCCGGAGGATAGTTGTCCACGAAGGAATACGTGCTTAACCTGGGGGAGTTCGCGCTTCACCCCCACCTGCACCAGGTCTCGAAGAGCCGGGACCTGCACATCTGTATCAACAACGAATTGTTCGAGATGATCACCTGGGCGCAGCACTGCCCCGAGCTGCGGCTGGAAAGCCAGGCAATGGTCGTGCGGGAGATGCTCTACCAGAGCCTGCATGCCTTGCAGGAAGCCTACGCCGAGGGGTACGTGCCCGAGGATTACAAGCGGCGGCTCCAGCAGTACCAGACCATGGCCCGCTACGCCCAGCTGAAGGACGAGCGGGAGCGGGAGCAGGCTTTTCTTAGGATGGCGAGAGACGAGCTGCTGGTCTTGCTGAAGACGGGGCAAGAAGACCGCGCCAAGGAGGTGGTCGAGGAGACGCTGGCCGACTTCGCCAAGGCGGGCGATACCAAGGCAGCGGTGGACTTCACGGGGCTGCCAGTCGTGGGGTACATCCTCGATGGCGGGGAGTGGGACGAGGAGATCTTCGGATCGGAAAGGGGAATCGTGTGATTGGGTACGACGAGGTCAAGGAGTTGGAGGAATCCCAGGAGGCGGTCCAGGAGTACGATGACCAGGTTGATGACGAGATCGAGCGGGCGTATGTGGCGGGGTACCACAACGGGTACTGCGCCGGCAGCGGGGATCGGACGGCCGTGTTCGGGGAGGCCGTGGCGTGGATGACCGGGATTGGGGTCCTGGCGATCGCCTTCGTCTCGGCGCTCCTGATCGTGGTCAATCGCTGAAGGGAGGGTGAACGTGATCGCAGTACCGAAGTCGGCGGACCGGTGGCTGACCCGGGCCCAGTTCACCATCGGCCCCATCAAGGACATCGAGCACTTCCGCACGGAAGCCAAGTCGCTCAACTACTTTCACGGGCAGCTCGTCGCTGACTGGAACACGGTCCACGTTGCCGTCGTAGTGTCCAAGCGGGGCGAGTGCTTCGTAGGCAAGGCGAAGTGCCACGAGCGGGACAACTACAACCACAAGCTGGGCTACCGCATCGCCGTGGGTCGGGCGCTCAAGGCCGCGGCGGAGGGCAAGCCGGACTTCATGGTCGACCTGGAGCTCGAGAAGAAGGAGCTGTTCCTCGCCGTGCGGGAGACGTACCATGCGCATGCTCGCTGAGGCGCCGAGGACCACGGCCTATGAGCGGGACCCGGAGCGGATCGACCGGATGCTGGACAAGGTCCGGGAGCACTGGCGCCGGTTCCCAGATCTGCGACTGACCCAGCTCATCTACGTCTGCCTCGGGAACCCGCAGGGCGATGTGTACGGGGTCGAGGATGACGTCCTGGAGCGGGCCCTGGACACGGTGCTCGGATGAGACGGATCGGGTTAGCGAACCTGATCGTCGTGGGAGCAGCGCAGACCTGGGTGTTCCTCGGCGTGTGGATCGTCCTGGGCTGGTGGCGATGAGGCGGCGGGACTACCGCAAGACGGAGCAGCCTTGGCACCTGATGCTCTGCGGCTGCTGCGGACAGGAGTACGAGACCCAGAACCCGAACGGCACGGGGATCTGTCGGCGGTGTTGGACGAGCTGCCAGCATGGGGCCTGCCGACTGGAGGAGGAGTGATGGAGACACAGGATAGCGTAGCCGCCTGGACGACGGTGACCTTCGGGAGTCCGGAGCCCATCGTCGCAGCGGCCCGTGCGAACGAGGAGATGGCCGAGCTGCTGACCGCTGTGGCCAAGACCAAGCCGGATGACTATGTGGCCGAGGAGATGGCCGATGTGGTAATCGTCCTGTACCAGCTGGCCAGCACCATGGGCCTGGACCTGCACGAGGCGATCGACCAGAAGATGCGGAAGAACCGTGCCCGGAAGTGGATCGCTGATGGGACGGGCGTGGGGCGGCACGTATGAGGGGAGACGAGACGAAGGAAGAGGTGCTCGAGGCCTGGATCAGGTCCGACCATGAGATCGACCAGATCCTCGGCAAGGCCCTCGGCTACCCAACATACCCGGATGACTGGAATGCCGGTGACTCGGTCTGTACCGGCGACCATGTGCCCGCAAGCCTGGCCATGGAAGCAGCGCAGCGGATCAGGGACCTGGAGCAGGCCATCCGGATACTCGGGCTGCAACGGTCCGTCGACTACGTGATCCGCCGCGAGATCCACGGATGACCACGGCGAAGGTGAACAAGCGGTACCGGGTAGTGAAGCAGGACCAGCGAATCACGTTCCGGCTGCCCGCCTCGGTGCTCAAGCGGATCGACGAGCTACGGTACGAGTACGGCCAGACCAGGAGTGAGTTCGTCCGGGGGCTCTTGATCTCCTACTTCCGGGAGACCATGCGGGTCGAGGAGGAGAGACCGAGGGTGCGGATCACCCCAAGACCAGGACTCTAGGAGGACGAGGAGGGGGATGAATCAGACGTGTTCTTTGTGCCCCAGCATGTGCGAGACCAGGAGTAGGGTGGTGAGCCCGGTCCCGCCGGAGAAGGTGGACATCCTGTGCATCGGCCAGGCACCGGGATGGACGGAAGACCAGCTAGGATACCCGTTCGCAGGACAGGCGGGGCAGCTCATCCGGCCAGTGTTGGCGACAATCATCGGCACCGTTTGCATGGAGCAGCACCTCCCACTTCTCAGCACCTGGTACACGAACGCCGTGCGGTGCTACCCCGGGAAGAACCCGAAAGGCGGGGGCGATCGGAAGCCGACGGCCGAGGAGGTGGAGAACTGCTCCCCGTACCTGGCCTACGAGATCCTGAAGCTGAAGCCACGACTCATCCTATGTCTTGGTGAGGTCAGTGAGAAGGGCTTGGCCAAGGTGCTCGAGGACACGGGGTACGAGGGGATGGTGGCCCACGTCTACCACCCGGCGTACATCCTCCGGAGTCCGGGGAAGCGGACGGCATGGGAAGCGGAGATCAGACGGATCGTGGAGGAACTGGTCGGGGTGACACCGGAGCAGCTGCCCGAGCCAGAACCGTGGACGCAGTACGCCAACTGGACGGCCGACGTGCTCGGGGTGGACACGGAGTACGATACCGCGGACAAGGGGGACGTGGCCGGGCAGGATACGCTGGTGTCGGTACAGGTAGCGGCGCCGTGGTGCGGGTACCTCTGGACTGCGGACCAGCTCCCGTTCATCCAGGAGAAGCTCCGGGCCAGAGAGAAGACCACCGCGTTCGCTCATATCCGGGCAGACCTCCCGAAGATGGGGCTCGGGTTCGACGAGGTGAACTGGGAGGACGTACTCCTCGCCGCGTACGTGCTCCGGCTCCCCCACGCACTGAAGGAGCTGGGCCCGAAGCTGACCCGGATGCAGATGCGGACGTTCAACGAGGTGGCTAAGGGCCGGAAGTTCAGTCAGGTCCTGGAAGAGGATTACGAGTCAGGGGTGGAGTATGCGATTCTTGACGCGGTGGTTACTGCCCGGTGCTGGGAGATCATTCGAGAACTCCTGGATCGGGACCCGCCCAGGCGACGTTACTACCTGGAGTTCGAGAAGCCCGTGGTCCCGATCCTTCACCGCATGGAATCTGCCGGGGTGCTGGTCGATCCGGATATCCTTGCAGGTCTGGAAGAGTGGGCCAACGAAGCGCTCGATGATTGTGACGGTCTCCTGAAAGCGAACGCGGACATCGAGAACCCCGGGTCCAACGAGCAGGTAGCCGAGTGGCTCATGGCCAGGGGATGGGTGCCGAAGAAGTTCACCGAGACCGGGAAGATCTGCGTCGATGAGGCTGTATTGGAGGAGGTGGTCAAGGGTGAGCTGGGCGAGGATGTTCGGGAGTTTGCTCAGGCGGTTCTCGATCGACGTGGCCTCATCAAGTTCCGATCCACTTACGTCCGAAAGCTCCTGGCTCTGCGGGATGGCGAGGGCCGGGTCCACACCCAGTACCACCAGACAGTTACAGATACGGATCGGCTCAGCTCGAGCAAGCCTAATCTGCAGAACGTTCCGGCACGGACTGATCTTGGCAAGCAACTACGACGTGCATTTGTCGCTCGACCCGGCCACGTCTGGGTACACGGTGACTTTTCTCAGCTACAGGTTCGGGTCTTCGCGGACTACACCCAGGAGCCCGTCCTTCTGGAAGCGTATCGAACGGGCCAGGACGTCCATCAGGCTGCGGCGGATATGCTCGGGATCGATCGGAAGCCGGCGAAGAACAGCCTGTTCGCAGTCATGTTCGGAGTAGCGATCGATAAGCTGGCGGTCACAGCGGGCGTCCCGGCAGGGGAGGCGGATGCGTTCCTCAAGACCATCAAGACCAGGATGCCCGCCTTCCTGGAGTGGCCCGAGACGGTGGAACGGTTCCTCGAGATGCATGGGTATGTGGAGAGCAAGTACGGATGGATGAACTACTACCCCCAGTACTTCAGCCCGATCTACCGGGAGAAGGCGGCAGCCTTGAGGGAGGCGGCGAACATGCCCATCCAGGCAACGGAAGCGGGGATCATCAAGCGGTGGATGGCCCAGATGCAGGAGGTGTTCGACTACTACGATGCAGTGCCGGTGCTCCAGGTTCACGATGAGGTCAATGCTGAGGTGCCCATAGGGGCGGTGAAGGAGGTGGGCGAAGCGATGCAGCGGATCGGAGCAGAGTGCGGGGCTCCTGAGGTGATGGTGCCCCTAGTCGTCGAGGTGACGGCGGGCCCGAACTGGGTCGATCAGGAACCCTTGGAGGTCTACCTTGCCCAAGCCGGATAAGGAGATGACCATCGCAGACCGCCTATGGGAAGCTCATCTCACCAACGACTGGAAGTTTGTCCAGTGCCAGATCGGGATGGGAACGGTTGCCGACCAGGAGATGCTGTTCCGAATTGGGTACACGATGGGAGCCATCGCGCAGCTCAAGGTCGTCGACGAGGTGCGGAAGGAAGCACATCCCTGGACCATCGATGTCTGGGGCCCCAAGGCATGGAGGTGGCTGACGCATGCAGGACGGTGACGGCGATGGGCACAGAGGCGTGCCCAAGGAGGAGATCCAGCTCGAGGGTGGACTGACCCTCCGGATCTTTCACTGGTCCCCGATCGAGCGGACGGTGGTCATCTCGAACCCGGGGAACGTGGGGCTCTCCAGTGAGATCGAGGGACATGTCTGGAGCCTGAGTCCCGGGGCGATCCATATCTTCCGGCAGCATCGGGACACCGAGGACTCGCCCTGGCCCGAGCTGACGGGGTATGTCGACCAGGCCTGGGAGTATGAGGAGTCGGACATCTCCCCGTTCCTGGAGGCCGTGGCGTTCATGGCCCAGCACTGGGAGGAGGACCACCGGCACGAGCCCCTGGGGATCTACATCGAGCGGCCCGCCATCAACGGGGGCTACTACCAGTGGGACGGGATGCACTTCCACCGGGTCGACGGGGTGATTAAGCTCTTATCCAGAGAGGAGGACGAATGACCGTAGACGAGCTGATCGAGGAGTTGCAGAAGTACCCCGGGAATGCCCTGGTCGACGTGTACGAAGGTGAGGACCACGGGATCAGTATCTGGAGTAATGCATCACCCTGGGGAACTGACAACCATCTCATCACACACGATGAGCTTGGATTCATAGATGTCGACCCTGTCACGAGTGAGATCAGGCAGAACACCGAATGACCCCGAGTGATTGGGGCCTGCCATTCGAGAGCTTCCGGGAGGGGCAGCTCGAGCTGGCACAGGAGATTGTGAGGAAGTTCAGGGATGGGGCGCAGCATGTCCTGGTCCAGGCGCCGCCGGGGGTAGGGAAGACCGCCATCGCCATCCTCGTGAGCCGCATGCTCAGCCCGTCCCAGACCATGTACCTCACCAGCACCAAGCAGCTGCAGGACCAGTACCTCAGCATGGGTGGGATGGTGGACATGCGGGGCCGGCAGAACTTCCGGTGCAAGATCGATGAGAGACTCCAGGCGGACTGGGGGAACTGCACCTTCGGGATCCCCTGTGACTACGCCGGGCCGACAGGGCTACCTGGGTGTAGCTATTACGATGCCAAGAGGGCAGCGATTCAGAGTAGGGAGGTGGTGACCAATTACAGTTACGCACTCCGGAACATGGAGCCAGACTCCGGGTTCAAGCCCGAGCTCCTCGTGTGTGATGAGGGCCATGAGCTGGCTTCTGAGATGTCTAGTTGGATGGCTCGCGATCTCAAGCGGGGGGATCTTGCATCCGTCGACGCTCCACATCCTCCGCGCGGAACTGGGATCGAGGAGTGGCGAGCTTGGGGAAAGCGGGTCGAGATTCCCAAGACGGAGGACAAGAGACATGCTCGGTCGGCCAAGGCTGTAGAGGAGTACGTCCAGTGTTTGAATGGCTCAGGCGAAAGGCTCGTGGTCGAGGAACCCTACGGGTGGAGCGTGAAGCCCGTGTGGGCGGGGATGTGGGCGTCTCCGACTATTCTCTCCTGGTCAAAGCGTGCCGTTATTATGTCCGCCACCATCCTGGACCCATATCTCTTCTGTCGGCAGTTGGGGTTGGCGATGGATCGGACTGCCTTCTTCGATATACCTTCGCCGTTCCCAGTGGAACGAAGACCCTTACGCTTGAGATTAGTTACGAAGGTCTCGGCATCGATGGGGGAGGACGAGATCGCGAGCCTGGTGGAGGAGGTGGACCGGATCCTGGAGGCGCACCCGGGGGACAAGGGGATCATCCACAGCGTGAGCTACCGGCTGACCCAGGAAGTCTTACGCCGTTCGAGGAATACGCATCGGTTGTTGTGCCACGACAGCAAGGACCGAGAGCAGACGTTCCGGAACTACCGAAGTGCTACGTTCCCTGCGGTATTGATCTCCCCTAGTGCGATGGTGGGGTTCGATGCACCGTTCGAGCAGTGTCGGTTCCAGGTGATCCTCAAGCTGCCCTTCCCCGATCGGTCAGATCCAGTGAGGGTAGCCCAGGCGAGGAGCCAGGTCGGGAAGGACATGGCCATCTACGACACGGCAAGCGCCCTGGTTCAAGCCTACGGGCGGGCGATGCGGGCCGAGGATGACTGGGGGATCACGTACCTGTGTGATGCCAACTTCGGGTGGTTCAAGCACGCGGCGAAGAGGTTCTTACCCAACTGGTTCTTGGAGGCAGTGGTGAAGTGAAGACGATTCTCGTGAAGATGGATGCGGACATGAAGTCGTCGGCCACCTATGGACACTACGCACTGGGGGGCGCTCCGGTAATCCCTCCAGCCCATGAGATGGAGATCCGGATGGAGTTCGTCGGGGAGGCTGGGGCACTGATGGAGATGTGGAAGAAGCTGTCGGAGCTATTCCACCCCGGGATGGAGGTGAAGATTTAGTGGCTTAACCATCGTGTACAATTGAGAGCCAAGTGAAACAGGAGACGCCCAAGAGGGGCGTGAGAAGGAGGAAGTATGGGCGCATTCGACAACGTGGGTCTGACCAGTACCTTCGAGGAGAAGGACAGCGATCCGTTCGTGGGCCTGGTGGTGGCCGACGAGATCATCCCCAACCAGTACAACGAGAGTGGGGAGCAGTGGCACTTCGCCATCCGGCCCCTGGACTACGCCCTCCAGAGTGAGGGTGGGGTGTTCCATGAGCGGGCCAACGACTCGACGAGCCCCACGTCCAAGCTGGGCCTGTACATCGAGGGCTTCAAGAAGGCCATCCCCAAGAGCGAGCACGCATCGATCGTCCCGGTGGGGCAGGGCAAGCTCGTCGGGAAGATCGGCCTCTTCATCCGCGGGACCCGGAAGTTCGGCGGCAAAGGTGTGCGCATGACGATCCCTGTGGGCCTGGCGACAGAAGAGCAGAAGGCCCTGGCTCAGAACCTGGCGCCGCTCGGGAAGGATCCCAGCTGGAAGGACCAGGGTGAGGGCGGGGTGAGCGCCCAGCCCTACCAGCCCCCGGCCGCCAAGGAGTTCGACGACCTGACCCTGGGTGACGTGCTGAAGAAGATCGAGGGGCTCACCCGGATCCAGCGGATGAGAGTTGCCGCTGAAGAGGGTGGTGATGTGGGGGCCGCCCTGGCCGACGAGAGCATCATCCAGCAGATGGTGGACAAGGGCTTCGCCGTGTTGGACGGAGACGTGGTCCGCCGGAGCTAGAGACCGGTCAACCCTTGAGAGCTGACCGACCTCAAGGACTGGGACAACCGGAGGAGGGGCCGGGGTGAGGAGCCTCGGTCCCTTTTCCACACTGCAACGTAAGGAGGGGACATGGATCAGCAAACGGTTGACAAGGTGCTCGGGTTCCTGCGGGATGCCGCTGGCCAGCTCGGGGTCGCGTTCGAGTATGCCTATCCGGCAGTGGTCCGCTACATCTGGGCGCAGGCCATCGGGACAACGCTCGTGCTACTGGCGGCGCTCGTTGGGATGTGGATGGGCGTAGGCATCTTAATCCATGCCGCAAGAGGAGCGCTCCAGAAGCAGGGGGGATGGTCAGCTGGAGAGTTTCCCACCAGCGGAGACTTTCTTGGGCTGGTCGCTGTCGTCTCCGTGCCAGGCGCAGTTCTGGGGTCGATCTGCATCCTCAGCTCGCTCGCGTACTGGCTGCCAGTCCTCATCGCACCGGAGGGGGCCACGATCATGCAGCTCCTGGGCAAGGCCGCGGGAGGCAAGTGATGGACGGGGTGTTCTTCGTGGGCCTGCTGACGGGGGCGGCGATCATCGTGGCCATCTGGGTCACGGCCGCGTACTCGAAGTGAAGGAGGGAAGATGGGGGCATTGGTCTTCGCCGCGCTATTCATCCTGGTGATCCTGCTCGTGGCAGCCAGACATTCAAGGGGGTGACCTATGACGTTCGACGAGGTGCTCGAGTTCATCGGGAAGGTCCATGTGCATAAGGGCGAGGCCGGGTATGGGAATCACCTCGACGAGTACGACAACCTGCGGCGCTGTGAGCGGATGGGGATACCAGCCTGGCAGGGCGCGCTGATCCGGGCCGGGGACAAGGACACCCGCACCGAGAACATGCTGAAAGCAGGCCGTCCCTACGAGGAGCTGTACGACAACCTCCTCGATCGGGCGGTCTATGGGGTCCTGATCCTCAAGCTGTACCTGGACTATATGCAGATGGCGCCCGTGCTGCCGCAGGACGAGACGACGAGGTACAAGGACAAGAGCTACGTGCATCAGGAGGCCCCGCTTGGATTCCCCCACGCCATCTGCGATCAGCCATTCCCAGCCAACATCCGATGGGACTACGACCTCAAGCGCTACGTCCCGGTACCAGTGGCCAACCCGGACGGTTCGCCAGTCCTCGTACCTAACGGGACCGCACCCGGGGCCCAACCATAAGCAGAAGCGGAAGCTGGGCCTGACTAAGCCGCGGATCTGGAAGCAGTCAAGGGCTCTGGCCCAGCGAGAGCTCGACGAGCGAAGGCGAAAGGAGAAGGAGGATGCTGCATAAGATCTTTGGGTACCACGGGAACTGGTACCTCATCCCGCCGGGGATCATCCTGGTGGTGATGGGGGCCTACCTGGTGCCGCTGACGCCGTGGGGCTGGCTGGTCCTCGGCCTCGCCATGCTCTGCGGGATCGCCTCGTGATCGTCGAGGAGCGGGCCGACCTGGCACAGGCGTTCGTCGAGGCGGCATGGAACGCTCAGGAGCGGAAGCACCCCTACAATCCCAAGTCGGCCGGGGTCACGACACTGATCGGCTGCCTCCTCAAGGCGTACTACCAGCGGACCGGGCAGATCACCGACGCGCCTGATACCCAGTCCATGCTGACCCTGCTCCTGGGGACATCGGGCCACGGGGTGTTCGGCAAGGCTGGGACCGAGGAAGACGTGCCCGTGTACTGGACGGCCCCGATGTATGAGATGGAGATCACCGGCTACGTCGACTTCATGGACGGTGAGATCCCCTGCGAGCTGAAAACGACCAGCATGGCGCCCGGCAAGGTCAGCGATACCTACGTCGAGCAGCTCGCCGCCTACTGCTGGATGCTCCAAGTGAACGAGGGGCGGCTGTACGTCATCCACAACACTGGTTACAAGAAGGTGGCCAAGGCTTACAGCTTCGAGTTCTCCGACGATGAGCTCCAGGCCTGGGGAGAAGAGCTGATCGCGCGTCTCCGACTCCTCGTCGCTGCGGTCGAGGGGTATGAGCCTGCCGACCGGGATCCGCTCTGGAACGATAACGTCCGGGCCATACTCTTCGACCAGCATGTGGCCTGGCAGTGTAAGTACTGCCCCGCCAAGGGAACGCTGTGCCCCGGGGGGCCGGGCCGGGAGCACCACTGGTTCGAGGCGGAGAAGCTGCTGAAGGGAGAGGCATGATCAAGCGGGAGTACAAGGTGACCTTCCTCATCCCCGACTCCGTGCGGGAGAGCTCGCTGGCCTCGGGCATCGACTGGTACAGCGCTGATGCCATACAGGAATACCTGCACCGCGGCTTCAGCTACGACTACGGGGAGATTCAGGTCGAGGTGACCGAGGAGCCTGGTCCGAACGCGGGCTAGACAAAGACTTCCGGCGGCGGGGCCTCGGCCTTGGGGTGCCGCCTTACGCTCGGCAAATCTACGTACACAAGGAGGACACTATGACCGTTCCGTGGGGGTTACTCCTCAGCACTGCCGCCGCTGGGTGGATGGCGCGCGAGGCGGTCAATGATGCCATACGAGGAAAGGCTGGCTTGGTACTCTTCGACGTTGTCGTCGTGATCCTCAACCTCATCGCCGTCGTGATCGATCTGAGCTAAGGAGGACGAATGCCTTTCGAGAAAGTAACTACGATTCCATTCCGCATCATCTGCGCCCTGTGGGGCCGGGAGAAGGAGGGGAAGACCCATACAGCCCTGACCTTCCCGAAGCCGCTCTACTACCTCGGACTGGACGCCGGGTCCCTGGAGGGCGTGATCCAGAAGTTCCCCGACGAAGAGATCTATGTCTCGCATATCAAGACCGGCCTCCTCAACGGGATCAGCGCCGAGCAGACCCTGGCCCAGTTCGAGCAGGACTACGGCGAGGCGCTCCGCGAAGCATCGAAGAGGAGCGGCACCGTGGTCGTGGATACCTACACCCAGATCCGGCAGCTCATCGACAACGCCAAGCTGAACGAGGTCCGGGCGCGGCGGGCAAAGTCGTCGAACAAGAGTGAGGAGGATGTCAAGGTCTTCCCGTTCGACTACGCCGAGGCCAACGTCCGGACCGGCGACTACATCAACCAGGCCTGGAACCTGCCCAACGTCAACCTCGTGCTGATCCACCGCGCGGCCAAGGTCTATGACAACGGCGGTAACGAGATCCCCGGCCAGTTCAAGATGCAGGGCTGGGGTGAGGTGCCGGCCTATGCGGGGGTGACGATCCGCATGGAGCAGGACCAGACCGACAAGAAGTTCCATGCCACGATCGAGAGCTGCCGGTCGAACCCGAAGCTGCGGGGGTTCCGCTTCCCCGACCCGGACTACGCCACGCTCCGCTCGCTGCTGGGGGGTGAGTAGATGGGGGCCGGGTGTGCGCAGTGTGGGTCGTGTTGCGAAGCGATCGTCGTCGACAAGCCGAAGTCCAACTGGGCCTATGGTGACCCATCCCGGGGCTTCGTCAACAAGCACTGGCATCCGATCTCCAGGGCCGAGGTGCTGAAGCGGAACCCGAACATCCCCGAGGAGGAGCTGAAGGGGATGAGCACCTACGAGTGCGACAAGTACAACAAGGAGACCCACCAGTGCATGGCGGGCTGGGAGAAGCCCTACGTCTGCACGGGGTTCCCCTGGTACACCGGCCAGCCCGAGGCCCAGCGGATCCGGTGGTGGCCCAAGTGTAGTTATTGGCATGACTTGCCAAAGCAGCAGTGGCTCGCGGGGACCGATCCACTCCCCGACCCGAACGTGCCAAAGATCTATAGCTAGAGAATCGGCCGGGGGCAGGGGGCCTAATCCCTGTACCCCCGGCCTAACGCGGAGGGGTGAGTGCCAAACCTCAGCGCTAGGCGTACTGTACCCAATACCAGTACGTCTCTCCTAACCAGGACCTCGAAGATGCCGTGTAAGTCCTGGTCTCTCCCAGCGAAGAAGGCGTGCCCGGCAGCGGTGTTCGGGCCGGATACGATCTGCGGGGCATGCTACGCGGACAAGGGGATGTACACGTTCCCCAACGTCCGCGAGTCCCAGGCGCTCCGGTTCCAGTGGGTGACCCAGTGCATGCGGGCGCCCGAGGGGATCGAGGAGTTCATCTCCACCATGGTCGGAGCGATCAAGGCGACGAAGAACCCGTACTTCCGGGTCCACGACTCGGGGGATCTCTTCAACCCCACGTATGTGCGGGCCTGGGCCGAGGTCTGCCGGCGGCTCCCGGACGTCAAGTTCTACATCCCGACCAGGACCTGGCAGTTCATGGCGAATCCGAAGTGGAAGGATGCCCTTCTCGAGCTGGGAGCCCTGCCCAACGTGGCGCTCCGTCCCTCTGCCCTGAAGTTCGGCGATCTTCCACCAAAGATCCCAGGGCTGGCAGCGGGGACCACGGCGACGGCCAAGGGATACACCTGTCCGGCAGCGTACCAGGGGAACCAGTGCGGGTCCTGCCGGGTCTGCTGGGATAAGCCCGGCGTCGAAGTCTCGTACCATCAGCACTAGGAGGACGGATGACCGGATGTGCGAAGTGTGGGATGTGCTGCGATGCCATCTACTTCCCTCGGCTGAAGAAGGACATGCACGACGGGATCAATGCTACGGTCGATGGGGACGGGAACATCATCAAGACGGATGGCCCGTTCCTCCGGGAACACTGGCACCGGATCAGTAAGAAGACAGCGTCCGAACGACTCGGGTTCCAGGGGTCCGGACCGTACTACGAGTGCGATCAGTACGACCGTGAGACGCACGAGTGCATGGCCCAGGATCGTAAGCCGGAGATCTGCGCCGGCTTCCCCTGGTACCAGAACTTCTACGGGCCGGATGCGCCGAAGGAACCGGAACGGCTGCGATCCTGGCCCCGATGTTCCTTCTGGCATGACGTGCCGAGGGACAAGTGGCCGGAAGGGATCGATCCGCTGCCTGATCCAGAGGCAGCCTAGCGGGTGGGGGCCCGCTGGTCGGAGGGCGAATCTCGCATGAGGTCCGCCAGTGCACAAGGTGGTCGCGACTGTCGATGCCCGCGAACCGGCGATCTACAAGGACGCAGTTAAGCTGCTTATCCCAGGTACCGAGATCAAGATGATCGAGACCGGCGACTACGTCATCGAGTGTGAGGGGGTCCGGCTGGGGATGGAGCGGAAGACCGTCAGTGACTTCCTCTCCTCCCTCAAGTCGGGCCGCCTCGAAGCCCAATGCACCCGGATGCGGCACGAGTTCGATACCCGGATCCTCCTCCTCGAGGGCGCCTGGTCCCTGGATGGGAGCCATGTGGTCTACCGGAAGCGGGATACGGGCTGGCATATCGGGTCCATGCAGATGGCGATCTACTCCTTCTGCCGGAAGCTGGAGATGATGCCGATCTGGGTGCCGGACCGGGACGGTGTAGCCATGACCTTCCGGGCGTTCTATCGCCGCGCGGTCGTTAAGGGGCTCTCACCTGGTACAATTGAATCGTGGCAGCAGGAAGCTGACCAGGTTACAGAGGACCTCGTCGCCATTCCTCGAAAGACCCGGCGGAGCCCCAGGAAGCAGGGGGTGCCATGGGGGGTAACCGTTGCCAGGTTCCTCGACCGTGAGTAGGAGCGCTGAGTGCCCTGGTCCGATATTCTCAGCGGCATCTACACCACCTTCGGGCCGGGCTCGGCCCTCTTCCTGGCCCTGGCACTCGTCTCCTTCTACCTATGGCGGGAGTACGGTCACGGGAAAGACGAGCACATTAAGTACTTAACCGGCCAGATCGAGGTCCTGCGCACCGAGTCGAAGGAGTTCGCGGAGCAGGTGGGGCAGGACCGAGCCCGGGAGATGCGGACCATTGCCGAGATGGCGAACGTCATGAAGGAGTCTGTGAATCAGAACCGTGAGACCCTGGGAACCATGCGGGAGCAGCACCGAGACTACCTGATGATCTCCGAGAACCAGCGCCGGGATGCCGCGGACGAGCGGAAGCAGATCCTGGACCGCATCGATCACATGACCGAGAAGGTGGTGATCGCGATTGACCGAGCGCTGGTGGATCGGATGAGGGGGGTAAGTGGTCGAGACGATTGAGATCGGGCGCTATGAGGCGCCGCCCCGGAAGAGCATCCGGAACTGGCTCCTGGCCCGGCCGGAGCTCGTTCTTCAGATCGAAGAGTACGTGAAGCAGGGCGGGACCATCGCCGCCGTGTACCGCTGGCTCTGTGAAGAGAAGGGGTTCAAGGGCTCTCACAGCCGTCTGGATGCTGTGCTCTTCGGGACCACGGAGGCGCCGGGACTCCTCCAGCGCCCCCAGCGGGGCTGACCATGGATCTCCTGGAGTACGTTGCGAAGGAGACCGAGGTCAAGCTGAAGAGTAAGGGCGAGGAGCTGGAGGTCACGTTCTCCGAGGGCACCCTGGCCGAGGCGATGGAGGCCCTGGGGCTCGACGCTGCGCTCTGGCAGGTCGATGAGACAGTGGTCAGTAGCAAGGACTACAAGGTCACGCTCACCCCAAGAATCGTCCGGGCGCCCATCCTCAGTCACACGCTGAAGGGCGTGCGGGGGCCGCGGGAGGTGGCCGATAAGACCATCATCGTCTCGGATCACCAGATCCCCCAGCACGATAAGCAGCTGCACAAGCTCTTCTGCACCTATCTCCGGGTCACCAAGCCGAAGCGCCTCATCATCCTCGGGGACTTTGTGGACAACGCCGCGACCTCGCGGCACCTGGACTCGGCAGTCAGAGAGTCTTTGCAGGAGACGGTGACTTCGGGGCGGGCAGTGCTGGAGGACTACCGGGAGTCCTGCGGCTGGGACACCGAGATCACTTACCTGCCGGGGAATCATGAGCACAACCTCACGAAGACCCTTCTCAGCAAGGCTCCAATGCTGTTCGGTGTGCGAGCAGCTGGGGCACGATACCCCGCTCTGTCCTTGCCCGGACTGTTCGGCCTGGAAGAGCTTGACATTGAGTGGGTTGGTGATTGTGGTGCCAACGAGTACCCCCTTGCCCATATCGAGATTGCCCCGAACTTCTACGGATTCCATGGCGATCGGTCACGGAAGATCCGGGGAGGCGCCGCCCTCTCCGAGCTAGAGAACGTGACCTACTCGTACATCCAAGGACACACGCACGGACTTGCCATTATCCGCAAGACGCTCCATCTCTCGGACACGGAGCTCCGAACCTTGTACGCCGTCGAGAATGGAACGATGTGCAAGATCCTTGGCGGTCTGGGCTGGACGAACACGCCGGACTGGGCCAATGGATGGACTGAGGTGATCCACGTTGGGGAGGGCTTCCACCTGCAGCAGGTGACCTGGGATGGTGGGGAGCTGATCACCCCGACGTACCGGATCTGGGAAGAGGATGGTGAGATCCATTACGCGAAGATCGCATAGGAGGGGAATGTGTGCTTATCAACCTGACGCCGAGAGAGATTCTCTACCTGACAGACAAGATCGAGAACGATGACTGCGGCTGGGAAGACCAGGAGGTGGACACCTTCGAGCTGCTCCGCAAGATGGCGGACCGTTGGCTCGCCGTCGTTCGGCCACTCCTGGCCAACCAGATGGACCAGGCCGAGCTGTCCAGTAAGCTCCTGGCCGTGGACCTGACCGAGGCCGAGCTCTGGCTCATCCGGACCAAAGTCTCGTCGCTCGATGGAACCCCAGAAGACCCGAAGTTCGGCATCCGCCTGTTAGAGAAGATCTTCTCTGGACTCCTCAACCCCGAGACCGAGAAGGGCTGGCTTGCCCGGCAGATGGGGCAGCCGACCGGGGATGGGGAACTGGAGAAGGTCGATGTGCTGAAGCTGATGGCTGAATGGAAGGAGCAGGAAGATGCCGCTCAAGGTCGAACCGAAGACGCCAACGAAGACCCCGACCAAGACGCCGGAGCCGGAGCGCGGACCGTTCAAGCTCCCAGCGCCGGAAGTGGAGCCGAGTCGGAGGCTTAACCCAGGGAAAATCTGCCCAGGCCAGAAGAATCGCGTCGTCAGGCGCATCGAGCGGGAGCTGCCAAAGCATGGGTGAGAAGATCGAGAACGTCTGGGTCCCGGACCGAACGCTGGCGGTCATCGCGTGGATCCAGGATTGCTTCGAGAAGCTGGAGATGGGCAGGGAGGACCTGATCGTCCGAGATCCCTGGGCGATCCGTGAGCCGCCCCTGACCGATGAGGAGGTGGAGACGGTCTTCCAGGGGATCTGCTACGAGCTGGACTACGAGATGAAGCAGTCCCCAGCTCACCACTTGAACCGGAGTGGCGCGACGGAGTTCACCGGGCTCGAGCGGATGGGGAAAGAGGCGCGCCGGGCGATGGTCGAGGGATGCGATTACCTGATCCGGACGGTAGCTGAGGACGAAGAACCGCGGCCCGAGTATCCGGCAGGCCAGTACAACTACGAATACGAAGGATGGTATTGCTGATGAGCGACATTGCAAAGATCGGCGTGACCCAGTCGGTGAACATGGTGGGCAAGGCCTCGGACGTGGCGGTTGCCGTGCTCGACGCGGCGACGGGTGAGGGCATGGACGCGGTCCAGACCCTGGCCGGCGCGGCCGAGGATACCACGGGCCACCTCCACACCATGGCAAACGAGGCCCTGGCTGAGATCGAGGGCGAGCGGGCGGACCTCATGAAGCGCATCGCAGACTTCGCGGACCGGACCCAGGAGCGCCTGAACAAGGTCCTGGGCGCCGCGGCTGAGGCGATCCCGCTCCCGTAACCATGGCAACCGTACCTCCATGGATGAAGGCTCGGCAGGCGGGGGGGAACCCAGCGCCTCCTCCGCCTGCTCTGCCAAGCAGCCTCACCACTACCCCACCCGGGACGCCGGGCCTTACCAACTCCGTTCCGGTTAACATCGGCATCGGTGGAGGGGTACTGGCTGCCTCGAACGGGATGACAGCTGCGAGTGCCGGAACTGACGTGATGTGGATCGCCAAGGCCATGGCGCTCATGTTCAATGACATCAAGCAACAGAGTTGGATTAACCAACACAAGTACGGCAAGATCCTTCTCGTACTCCTAGCGATCGGAGTCGGGTTCTTGATCTTTGGTGTTCTCGGCCATATATCGCTTGACCAAGCTTTCGCGAAGGGGTGCGCATTGGCCATGCAGACATGGATGGACTATACCGGCTACAAAGTGACCGGACTCCCCGGGCTTCCCCCAGCGGACGATCCGAGCTAGGAGAAGGACATGGCCCAGCCACCGAGTGGGTGGTTGGAGGACGCCAATAGCCCCGGCTGGTACTACGATCCGGAGGGGGATCCGAACCAGCCCGAGTCCTGGTGGCAGATGCCGCCGGACGGCTTCGAGTACGACCCGAACTCCCCGCATTGGGCCCTCCGTGTTGGCGGGGATCCGCAGAACCAGGCCGACTGGTGGCACGACGACACGGTCCAGGAGCCCTCGGACGCCACGGCGTACTTCACACCGGATGAGATCCACACGGTCTCCTATGGCGCACCACTCGACAACATCGTGGACCAGTGGCCGCTCCTGGCACAGGGGTTCGCCCAGGCCGGGGCGCCGGATCTCTACACCGCGATCGCTACACTGGCCACGATCCGGGTGGAGTGCCCGCCCTTCTGGCCCATCCATGAGTACGGAGATGATGCGTATTTCACCCGACTGTACGAAGGACGATCTGATCTGGGTAACGTCTATCCTGGTGATGGTGCTCGCTACTGTGGCCGCGGACTGCTTCAACTTACGGGCCGTGCCAACTACCGGAACTATGGCCAGCGTCTTGGGATTGATCTTGAGTCTAATCCTGATCTCGCGCTTGACCCCGAGGTGAGTGCCCGGGTGTTCGTCCTCTACTTCACCGACCGGGACCTCTGTGCCGCTGCGCAGCGAGGGGACTGGCAGCGTGTCCGGACGGGGGTGAACGGGGGCCTGAATGGTTGGGACACCTTCATCGGGGCAGTGAATGCCTACCTCGATATCGCCCGTGGAAAGGGGTTGATCTGATGCCAGACGCGGCGAACCGAGTTCTCGGAACCCCCTGCTGCGGCTGTGGCCTCATCCTCACGGCCGAGAACCTGGCGTATGTCACGCAGCCCGGGGACCGTGTCGGGCCGCTCGGGGTGTGCAAGCTGTGCAAGCCTGAGCCGGTACAATTAACTAGCTAACGGAAGGGAAACAGATGGACCGCATCACCGTCGAGAACGACATCCAGCCCGTGGCCATTGCGATCGCCGTCAAGGGGAAGGACCTCGTCCTCGATCCGAGCATGTACACCGTCGAGTTCGAGCTGAAGGTCAAAGAGGCGCTCAAAGAGGAGACCAAGCTCATGGAGGCAGGGGATGAGGTCAAGGCCATCCGGCTCATGACCGACCTCTTTGCCGAGCTGGTCCTCCCGGCGAACCCCGACTGGACCAAGGACGAGATCTATCAGAAGTGCTCCCGCCAGCACATCGGGTGGGCATACGGTTTTTTCGCAGTGATGGCGCCCAGCGCCGGCCAGATCAAGAAGGAGACGGCCGAGCGGATCGCGGGGATCATCACGGGCAAGCTGACGGCTTCGGAGGAGGACTCGACTGGGACCCCGAAGACCCCGGACGACCAGACCTCCCCACCCCCGGAGTCAAAGAGCGAGAGCAGCGCGTCTACTGGTCAGAGCTGATCAGCATGTTCATGCAGGCGTACCCCGGGCACACGTACCGGGACGTCCTCAAGACCCCGATGCACGCATTTACCCGTCTCTTGCAAGCGAGCAGGGACAGTCATCAAGCCGAGCGGTCGGCGGAGGATGCGCAGTGGATGCGCGAGATGAGGGAGATCCGGGCTAACGGCGAGCTAGTTCTCCCGCACTAGCGGGTAAGGATGTCCCAGTGACAGACCAGGTCCTCTTCCGCGTTGACCTCGATGCGAGCGGGGGTGAGAATGCCCTCGCCTCCTTCACCGACTTCGTCGAGCTTTCCCGGAACGCGATCAAAGAGCTGAAGGCCGAGCTGGCGTCCCTGACGCAAGGGATGGACCAGCTCGGCTCTGCTATGCCCACCTTCGGGAAGATGTCCGAGGGCGTCCAACAGGTGGAGCAGGCGGCCCGACGAGCGGGGTCTTCGAGTAAGCAGATGGCCAGCTCGACGAAGGACGCGGTTATCGATGTTGAAAAAGCCTACAATCAGCTCACCAAGGCCCTGGAACGGCTCGCCCTCCAGGAAGCCGTGGTTCGTCAGGCTATGGAGCAGGAGGTTCGGGCTGCATCTGAGGTGGAGTCTGCCCTCCACAAGGAGTACCAGGCCAATACCGACCTCGCCTCCGCGAATGCCCGGACCCGTCAGACCATGGAGGAGAAGGCAGCGGCAGCTCGTGTCCTTGCCCAGGAGATCCTGAACCTCCGGAAGATCCAGGTCGAGATGGCTGAGGCACGGGTGGCCGCCGCGGAGTCGGGTGCGGAGTTCGATTCCGGCCCATACGGTGAACGGATCAGGGCCCAGAGCGAGCTGATCGGGCAGATGCAGGTCGCTCTCAAGAAATCGGAGGCCGACGTCGACGGGTTCCGTGCGGTCCAGCGGGAAGTGAAGACCACCCAGGAAGTGGTCGACCACTGGTCGAAGTCTCTTCAGCAGCAGCGGAGTATCCTGGCGCAGTCGGCCCGCGATGTTGAGCAGCAGTTCCAGCAGGAGCAGCGCGAAGCGGGGCAGGCTGCCGACGCCTGGAACAAGGTCCTCGAGCAGCAGCGCAGTGCCTTCCTAAAGGATCCCGAGGGAGGGCGCGTCGAACGGCAGGAGGACCTGAATGCGCGGGTAGCCCGGGCTGCCCAGCTGGACGAGGCGGCCCAGGCGGAGCGCAGGAATATCGATGCTCTCCGGAACGCACTGGACGTGAATGGCCAGCTGACGGAGACCGAGCAGCGCCTGGCCGCAGCCCGGATTGCCCGCGGGGAGAGCACCGAGCGGGCGGCGCGGGCTGAGCAGGATGGACTGGACGCTCTCCGGAAGGTCCTTGGCACGGACAAGGAGATCCTCCAGTACGAGGAGCAGATGGCCGCGGCCCGGGAGCGCAACGCCCGGCTCCTGAGCAAGCCGATCACGTCCAGCCTGGGGGATGATGGCCGTAGCAACATGAACGAGGCCGCGAACCTCGGGAGGCTGCGCGCTGCCGCGACCGGGGATCGGTCCTTCCTGGTCGGGAAAACCCCAGAGGAGCTGGCCGCCGGCATGCGGGACTTCCGTAATGAGGCACGGGAAGTCGGGTACACGGTCCTGGCTGCCGCGTGGGCCGCGGAGTCGTTCGGTGTAACGGGACTTGGGAAGGTGACGCAGGGTGGCCTCGCTGCCATGGCGGCTATGAACCTGGCGACCCGTGCGGCGGAGCAGAACGCGGCGGCGATGACTGCGGCGAACACGGCATCGGTGGGCTGGGCAAATGGGCTCCAGCGGTTCCTCCTCCCGGGGCTCCTCTCGGTTGCAGGGATTGCCGCTGGCGGGCTCCTGGTCGCGGAGTCGATCGCCCAGTTCAAGAGCATGGAGAAAGAGTTCGAGGTCGTCGGCTCGGGTGCCGGGATGACCGCCCAGCAGCTCGGAGCGATCTCCTTGGCTGCACGGAGCGCGGGAGTAGACGGGACCAACTTCACCCGTGTCATGGCACAGATGGCGAAGGACATTGTCAGTGTCGAAGATGGGATGGCCCGAGGCAAGGTCCCCGTCAACGACATGACCAAGGCCCTCGACGCCATGGGGATCAGCCTCGTCGACAACCAGGGCAAGGCGAAGAGCACCTTCCAGGTCACCCTCGAGATGGCCGACGCCTTCAAGCGGCACGAGGACCAGGTGAAGCTCACCGGCCAGGCGGACGAGACGCTGGGAAGAGGGATGGCGATCCTGGGTGAGCGCGGGGTGGAGCTGGTCAAGGTCTTCCAGGGCGGGGCCGAGCCGATCAAGTTCTACCTGGAGCTCCTCCAGGCTATGGGTGTTGGCACCGAGCAGCAGGCCGAGCGCTTTCACGAGCTGGAGACGGCCGGGACCAGCATGCACGCCACGATCCAGGCGATCTTCGCCACGATGGGCTCGGAGATGGCGCCCATCCTGACGAGCTTCGAGCGTGGGATCCAGCAGGTGGCGCTGGCTGTCGCCAAGATCGACCCCGGGTTCCGAGCGGCGATCGCGGGGGCACTCCTCTTCGGTGGGGTTGTCGGGGCGCTCGCCATCGCGTTCATTGCGCTCAACGCAGCTATGGGTCCGATTGGCTGGGCAGTCCTGGCAGCCGGTGCGCTCGCTGGAGCCGGTGCCTTCAAGGTGCTCTCCGACCAGGCACAGGAGACGAAGAAGCACCTGGATGACTCGACCGGCGACGCAGTCAAGCACTTCCAGGATCTGCAGCGGGAGATCGACGCGACCCAGAACAAGCTGAAGGACCTGACCAAGGAGCCCACGAAGGAGGAGCTGGGGCTCAAGGCGCAGTCCGACGTCGTCCAGGCCAAGATCTCCCAGATCCAGGCCCAGATCACGCTGATGGGCCAGGGCGCGCAGAGTGTGGCAAAGCTCCAGGAAGAGCTGGACCGCATGCTGAAGAGCGGCGGGAACATCGACGAGGTCACGAAGAAGCAGCAGGACCTGGCCTATGTGATCGCCAACGCCTCAAACCCGGCCCTCGCCGCGCAAGTCGCCCAGATGCAGCAGCAGATCGACAAGCTGAAGGACGAGAAGACCGTCCTGGACGACGAGAAGAAGGCCCTCCAGGACTCCCGGGAAGCGGCGACGAGCGTCGTGGCGGCCCAGCAGGACCAGACTCGGAAGACCTCGGACCTCGTCGGCGAGCTGAAGAACTACCGGGACGAGCTGGTCGAGCAGCGGGGCGCCGGGGATGAGACCGTCAAGATGGTGCAGACGGTCATCAGCTCCATGGAGGGCGCCAACGTCCAGGTCCGGGCGGCGGGCCAGGCGGCAGGATCGGCGTACGCAACGGGGCTGAGTTCCGCAAAGGATGAGGCCACGCAGGCGGCAACCGACGTTGCGACCGCTGCGGCGAAGGCCTTCGCTGAGAACCACGAGCCCATCAAGAACGCGGGGAAGGCCGCTGGAACGAGTTGGGCAGATGGGTTCCGCGAGGCGCTGGGCCCACTCGCCGCTGCCCTGGCGAACTCACCCTTTGGGGGCGCGGGTTTGGGAGGCTCAAATACCCCGAAGCTGCCACCACGGACTGACTGGACGAATCCTCAGCCCACACCGGGCCTTCCAGTGACGACTACCGAGTATCTCCCGGACGGGTCCCAAGTCACCTACGTCAATGGCATCGAGGTCGGGCGGATCTCTCCACCCCCAGCGGGATCGGCTCCGGACACCGGGTCGCCAGGGGAAGCGCCAGCTCCTGGTGGTGGACTCACCGTCACGGCACCCCCGCCGCCGAGCCATAAGAAGCCGAAGGAAGAGAAGGTTGTTCAGACGGCGATCGGGGAGTTCATGGCAGCCCGCGGGGACGTCGGGGATCTGCTGGCTGAGGATACCTACGGGAAGCTGGCAGCCAAGGCGATCGAGGACCTGGAGACGGGGATCCGGGTGCCGACGGCCGCGGGCGCGGGGCGGGATCTCTTCAACCAGATCCAGGGGCTGATCGAGAAGGGCCGGGAAGCGAACCTCCCCGACCTCGCCCAGCGGTTCAACGACGTGGCCGACGCGGCCCAGAAGGCGCTGGCCGACCGGACCCCAGAGGCAGCGGAAGAGGCGAGCCGGGCGATCATGGCCCTGGCCACGGACGTCGCGAATGCCCAGCTGGGCGAGGCTGTGACGAAGCAGGTGGACCAGGCCCTGGAGAAGCTGCACGAGCTGATGGGCGGCGGCGAGGATGACCTGGTCGGGTCGTTCAACGAGACCTGGCAGCGGATCGCGGATACCCAGGCGGACGGGCTCGACCAGATCTACACGCGATTGAAAGATCAGCAGTTCGAGCAGAGCGGGAAGCTCGTGGCCGACCAGTTCGTGAAGGGCTTCCAGGAGACCCTGAAGCAGGAGCAGCTCACGGACAAGGTCCAGGACCAGATGGATGCGTTCGTCGAGCACGTCCAGGACCAGATCGACAACCTGAAGGAGAAGTCCCAGGACTCCGAGCTCAATCGCCTGAAGGCCTTCGGCGCCAGCTACTACGGCCAGAACACCGTCGCCTCTCGGGTGGACTTCACGGGGAACGCGGAGGAAGACAAGAAGATCCAGGCCGAGCGGGACAAGGCGATGAAGCAGCTCCAGCTTGAGCAGGAGAAGCTGAAGTTCCAGCGCCAGGTCCAGGAAGAGGAGGACCGGGTCGCTGCCGCGAAGCTGGCGAAGCAGCTCATCCAGGAGGCCATGGCCAAGGACCGTGCCATCCAGGACGAGATCGACAAGGGCGCGGTCCAGGAGGACAACGCCAACCGGGTGGCCGCGTACAAGCAGGCCCTGGAAGAGAAGCTCCACATCGACGCGGATTCCAAGGACAAGCTGGCCACGGACCGGCAGATCGCCAACATCAACCGCCGCGCGGCCCAGGAGCAGCTCCAGGCCACCCAGCAGGCCGAGCGGGAGCTGCGGGCGAGTGATCGACGGATGCAGCTCTTCTTCCAGGAGCAGGAGGTCAAGGCCCATACGCTCGTAGGTGAGGACTCTGATGCTGCATTGGCCCGGGTGAAGGACGCGCAGTCCGAGTGGAACACCGAGCTGCAGCAGAGCCTGGACCTGATGGGCCAGATGCGGGAGGAAGCGGAGAAGAATGTCCGTGCCTGGCAGGATGTGAAGGACACGACCGGCGAGACCGTGCCGGACTTCCAGGACATGCTGCGCTACGCAAGAGAAGCCGCAGCGGCAGTACCAATTCCTCAGAGGAACGCGACAGCGAGTCAGGTCAGCCAGTCGGCCCTGGCGAACGTGACGCCCTACATCCTGGATCTGATCCGGCGGTCGGGGGCGGGGTCACCGGATGCCTTTGCCAGTCAGTACCTGCATGGGTACACGGCCGACGTGATCCGGAACATGGCCGGCCCGGGGCATGACAAGGAGCTCTCGGCTGCTGCGCGGAAGGACGCGACGGACAGCCAGAAGATCTACGACGTCATGAAGAGCGTAGACAGTCGCCTCTCCCGCGCGGTCTCGGTCGAGGTGACGGATGGCAGTGCGCGCAGGATCTCCGATGCCGTGAAGAGTCAGCCCATCGAGATCACCATCGTCGTGGACGGGCGGACCGAGCGGCGGCAGATCGATCGGATGGAGACCAGGCGATCTGTTTCAGGGCAGCCGTAAGGTACAATAGATCATGTCGCCTATCGGCGCGGAGTAGAACGACGCGGTGACGTGCATCATCAAGCTGGGGCCGACGGCCTCGGAGATCGTGCTGTCCGATACGTCCCGGTACATCTTCCCGCCGGATGGCTTCCACAAGGAGTATCTCAAGCGGGAGATCTTCCGGGAACGGCGGTCGGGCGGATCGGATCTGGCCTACTCCCGGATCATGGCCGTGCAGATGTCGGCGCAATTGGACTTCGTCCCGGACCCCGTGGATGGGTACGACGCGGCACTGGCCAGGCTGATCGCCCTCCGGCGGATGCTCGAGGATGCCCGGCAGTACTGGAGACATCTCAAAGATAGTCCGAACCCCTGGCCCCCGGTCTACTACACCGAACAGTTCCTGAACCAGGGGAGCCTGAGCCCGGTGACTCGGTACCTGGTGCAGACTGGGGATGAGGTCGAGGGGGCACGGGTGTGGCTGCCCTCTGGGGGGATCCGGTCCAACTTCGAGATCCGGTGCGATGCGCCCGAAGAGGAGAACGATCTCACATGACGCCTCCTATGTCGGCGCTGAGCGGAGTGAAGCGATGAGCTACAACGTCAATCTTCCGAAGGGCGCCAAGAGTGTTGATATCGCGGGGCGGAGGTATGAGGCCCAGGACGGGAGAGCCGAAGTTCCCCCGACGATCGCTCGGATGATCCGGCACGTCGCGGATGTAACGGCCAAGGTGACGAGCCTCAGCCACACGAACATCCCTGGCGTTAAGTGCTTAACCTGTGGACACCAGAGTCTCTTCGGGCCCGAGTGCAAGTGGTGCGGATCGGAGGACGTCGAGTGGGTCTGAGCATGGTCCAGTGTGAATCGTGCCGGCGGCTCGTGCCTAAGGATGGGACCGTGAGCTTCGTGCTGCGGACAGACTCGGACTCGCCGGTCGAGTACCGGTTCTGGTACTGCAGCACGCCGTGCATCGAGAACTTCATCGTCCGGCACCAGGTGCTGAACCTCGATCTCGGGCCTGAAGACTTCCAGCCGTACCTCGAAGGAATGAGCAATGTCTAGCGTGCCGTACATCCTCCCCGCAGAGCTGCTGGCCGAGTCGGGCGGGGTAGACTTCTCCGGCCTGTACCCCGAGTCGCAGCTCTCCCCCGACCAGAAGCTGGTGAAGCTGTGCCGGGAGGTGACGGACCTGGTCGACGATATCTGCGGGAAGTACGTGTATACGAGTCGGAAGAAGTACGTCCTCCGCGCGACCGAGGATACCGAGTCGTCGATTACCACCGATCGGGACCAGGTCATGGTGGACAAGCTGGGCCAGCTCGTGTTCATCAGCAACTACCGACCCGTCCGGTCCGTGACGCAGATGACCTACAACCCGGTAGCGGCGCCGACGCAGGTGAACATCATCCCGATTGACTATGTCTACATCGACGGGCGGGACATCATTGTCACCGGCATGTGGGAGTACATGCGGAGTCAGGCGATGCGGATCACGGCCACGTATGTGAATGGGTTCCCCAACACCCTGCTCACCAATCCCGTCTCGTCGGGAGCGAGCACGGCAGTGGTGGATGACGTGACCGGGTTCCTCGTGGGCGACGTGGTCGAGGTCATGGACGACCTGGCCGAGGGGATGACGGTCACGGCAGTGAACGCGGGAACCAAGACCCTGACCTTCGCGGAGCAGTTCGCGGGGAACCATGCGGCCGGGATCCGAGTGACGGAGATTCCCCGAACGGTGTGGCGGGCCGCGGTCTGGCTGTGCTGGGACATTGCGCAGAGCCACACGCGGCAGACGCTGACCATCGCGAGCCTGGACCTCATGGGCGGGGACCAGATCGAGCGCCCCGTCAACTACTTCAAGCGAGCCGTGAACCTGCTGCAAGAGCACGGCTACATCCTGACCCCATGACGCTAACAGCAACGTTGACGCAGACCTCGACGCCCGGCGGGGTGTTCGATGAGGGTGTGGTGGGTTCGGTGACGGAGCGGGCCCGGGAGATCGCGGTCCAGGAGGCGCCCGAGTACACCGGCGGCGATCCTCGGAAGCAGGCGGTGGCCGGCCAGGTGAAGCGGGCGATCCGGGCGCGGGTGACCTGGAACGACCTGGACCACGCGGTCATCGAGGTCTACGCGGATCTCCCAGAGCCGTTGATCGAGTGGATCCTGAAAGGGACGAAGGGTGGTACGATCATCCGACCGAAGTATGCGCGAACGGTCATGATGACATCGGGGAGTCCCCTGCGGCCCGGACCCGTCAGGCCACATACCCTGGTCGATCCGCAGGGACGGAACCGTCTGATGTTCTACGGCCGGGATGGGCAGAAGCACTTTGCACGAGAGATCGTTCGGGGGAATGTGAAGCCCAATGACTTTGCCTATCCAGCAGCCGAGCGGGTACGGAACATGATCCGGGACAACCCGGCCATGATCCATCCCGAGCGGCTCGTCCGAGATATCTTTGCGAGGTTGGCGGATGTCTAAGACCTATAAGGTCCGTGATCAGTACTCCTATGAGATTCTCGGGGAGTTCAATACCCGCGAGATGGCCGAGCAGTTCATTACGATCCTCGTGCTCCAGGATCCGAACCGTCGTCTGCGGTCGGACTATGCGGTCATATGAGCGAGCTGTCCGTCATGGAGGCGGTGGAGTGGCTCCTGAACCAGCACGCGGTGGCCAAGACCGTGTCGATCTGGGAAGAGGACAAGCCCGAGCCCGAGCTCCACGAGTGCCCCGCAATCCGGCTCAAGGTCCCGGACAACGTGAACGTGCAGGAGACGCGGCTCGCGGGGGGCTTCGGGCAGGGGGCGAGCCTCGGCGGATACAAGCAGGTGGACTGGCCCCTGGAGATCCACATCTTCAGCTTCGACAATGGTGATGGGCACAAGGCGTTCGAGCAGCTGGTGCTCCGGGTGAAGGAGGTCCTGTCCTCGGACTACCGGCTGTCGGGGCGGGCAGATATCCCCCCGGGGTTCCTGCTGCTGCACGCCGAGCGGATCGACCGGAAGGCTAGCCACTCGGAGACCACGGCGTCCATCCCCTCGGTGTTCCGCCACGCCACGATCTGGGACTGGATCCGCGAGGTCCGGGATGTCTGAGGTGAACCCGTTCCTTGAGCAGATCAGCAAGCTCCCCGGTCGGGTCCGGGTACGGCGAGCGACAGGTTGGGGAGCGGCGTACATGCCCGAGGCCCGGGCGACGATCCCCGAGGGCGGGGTCTACTACCTCCCGCTGCAAGAAGCGATCGACCGGGAGGACTGGGTCCTGGACCAGGACGTGAGCCACCTGATGGCAGGGTACACGGTCCCGGCCCCCAATGGCTGCTGCTCGTAGAGCTGAGCTTGCGAATGGTAGAATTAAGGGATAACTGAATCTGTCCTCCCGTGCTTAGGAGAGTTCGCGCTAGGCACTCGTATGCACGGGACTCCATAGCTAAGCCCACCCGGGGCGGAGGGCACCTGGATCTCGTGTTCGGGTGCCTTTCGTTATGGAGTGAGACATGGCCCACCAGCCAGCCCTGGCGTATATCGGCTTCGGGAAGCAGTCCGTTGCCGGGACCGCCGTTGCCCCGACCCGGTTCTCGAGGTGGAGTGCTGTCCGCGAGGCGTCTGAGGCCATGCGGATGGGCTACTACCACGACGGCAGCTCGAGGGATGCCACGATTGGCCTCAAGCTGGCGACCTGGCACGACATCGCCTACACCACCTGGCTCTACCCGGACGCCTCGACCGCACTGCTGAACTACTTCCTCGGCGGCGCGGACACGGTCACAGGTGGCGCCGATCCCTACAAGCATAGCTTCAACGAGCTGTCCGGCGCCCTGACCTCCCTGCCCATCGTCTCCTTCGAGCACTCGATGGGGAACGGCCTGGAGGTCGACCGGATCAAGGACTGTCTCGTCGACCAGCTCACCCTGAAGGCCGTGGCCGGGAACCTGACCACGCTGGATGTGGTGGCCAAGGGGACGGGTGCGGTGGCCCAGGGATCGGGCGCGACGGTGACCTTCGAGACGGACCGCCCGGCGATCTACGCGGATGGCACGCTGACCCTCGTCGGCGTGGACGTGGCGCCGTGCGATGTGACCCAGGTCTCGATCGACATGAAGAATACGGGCGAGCAGATCTACACGTTCTGTGGGATCAGCCCGGCCGTGATCTTCCCCACCGCCCGAGAGTTCACGCTGGACTTCACGGTGTTCGTGCCGGACAACGCGCTCTATCGGAAAGTGTTCTTCGGCAGCTCGGGCGCCACGGCTCCGGTCGCCGCGCCGAGTATCCTCACGAGCCTGCAGCTGAAGTTCGACCTCGGCGGGAGCCCGGATCACTACACGCAGATCAAGCTCTACAACATCGTCATGAGCGATGCGAAGCCGACCTACGACGCGAATGCCAAGGCGTTCATGATCCAGGCCAAGGGCCAGGCACTCAAGGGAACGAATACCCATATCTGCGAGATCGAGAGCCAGAACGCAACCGCGTCTGCTTACGTGTGATAGGGTCAGCGAACATATCGCCAATGTTCACGACGGATGATGTAGCCTAGCCTACGTGTAAGGAGCAGGACGAGATATGAGCGTTTCCCAGAATAAGCCCCTAAACAAGCGGACGCTGGACGCGGAAGCCACGATCGACATCTTCGAGGACCCGACGGTCGACGTCTTCATGACCCAGGCGGCCCATATCGCGGACCCGACCGGCGGGGCCACCACGGATAGCCAAGCACGAACAGCGATCGCGGCGATCTTGGATGCGCTGGAGACCGCGGGTATCCTGGCGGCAAGCTAAGGAGCGGGCATGACGAACGTACAAGCACTGGCGAGCGAGTGGGCGGCGGAGGTCATCACCGCCGTCTGCAACTTCACCGAGCAGGGCGCGGCCGGGACGTATACCGCGAGCGTGCCGCTCCCTCCGAATAGCCAGCTCCTGGATGTCCGGTGGGCGAACCGCGAGTTGTGGGGCGCGGGGACCTCAGCCACCCTGGACTGCGGCGACGAGTCTGATGCCAGTCTGTTCATGGACGGGGTGGATGTGAAGACCGTCCCAGCCAAGGGGGAGAGCATCGGCATAGCACAGGGCATCGGGACGATGGATCCCACGAGTGCGTCCCCGGGCTACTACCCGAACGGCGGGGTGGTGACGGCAACGGTGGTGACCGTGGGAACGGATGCAAGCGTGGGCCGGTCGACCCTCATGGTCAGGTACGTGGTGATGCCGGTGATCATGCCGGACGCAGCGTACGAGGTGACAGAGTAATGGAATCTGGACTGACGTGGGCGCGAAGGAAGAAGGGCTACGGCCCGGTTGTCCTGCCGTGGGGCGGGATCGTCGCGGAGGGCGAGGACTGCATCATGCCCGAGGACGAGGTCCGGGACCGCGAGGACTGGGAGGTCGCCGGGGAACATGAGGAGCCCGAGCCGGAAGCGGTGGCGCCTCCCTCGACGAAGGGCTGGGCGAAGAAGGTGACCGAGGATACCGAACCTGTACCTGTTGTTGAGGAGAAGCCTGCATGGCCACTGCGCTGACTCCGGTCACGAAGATCGGTCCGTATCCTGCCCTGCCTGTCGCAGCCAACTCGCTCGATCTCGCCTGGACGACGGGCGATGCGTCGGGGAATACCATCGCGGTCTCTGGGGCAACCCGGTACCTGGTCCTGATGCGGAACACGGACGCGGGCGCCCATACCGTCACGATCTCGAGTGTGGTGGACACGCCGTATAACCGCACGGGCGACATCACGGACTACTCGATCGGTGCGGGGGAGACGGCCGGCTTCTACTTCTCCTCGACCGATGGGTGGGTGGATACGGAGACCGGCAAGATCACGATCACGCCCGAGACTACGGACATCGAGTTCATGGTGTTCACCTTCTAACGGCGCTTCGCGCGCCGAGTGCAACGATGCGAAACAGACTGTTATAATGTAAGTGTCCTCCGACCACGCCTTGGGTTCCCCCTTCCCCAGGGCAACGGCCCCGGCATGCGGCTTAACACCGTGTGACGGGGCCGTCCTCGTGTCTGAAGGGGTAGAAGGGATAGGAGGGGAGATGTGGCATCCAAGCGGCATGTCCGACGCAAGTCCTGCGAAGGGAAGTTCAAGCACCCGAGCGCAACCTCAGCATACCTGCACGCCCGTGCGCTCAATCGGGACCGGGGGAAGAACGACGTGATGTCGGTGTACAAGTGCGCCTTCTGCTCGGCGTACCACACCGGGCATGCGTCGAGAAGGAGGGGACGATGATCGACGATCCGGGGTTCGGAGAGTGGTCTATCTATTCCTGCCCACGCGGGAGCCGGGCGTACAACCTGGCGACGGAGACGAGTGACTTCGACGTTCTGTCCATCTGCGTGCCGCCCCTCTCGCACTACGCGGGGCTGGAGCGGTACGGAGCTGAAGGGACAAAGGAGATCAAGGAGGGCGAGTTCGACATCGTCGTGTATGAGTGCCGGAAGTTCTTCAGTTTAGCGCTTAAAGGGAACCCATCGGTGCTCGAGGTACTCTGGGTCCCGATGTACGCGGTGCGGACTACGGATGCCGGGGATCTCCTCCGGAAGAACCGGGACGTCTTCGTGGGCCGGCACGTCTACGGCGCGTTCAAGGACATGGCCACCGGGCACCTGCGGCGGATGAAGAACCGGCCATTCCAGCGCTGCGATCGGTGTTGCGCAGAGGCCCCGTGTCCTCCGTGTGGTGGATACGACACCTGGCCCCCGTTCCCATGGAAGGACATGATGCACGCGATCCGAGTCCTGCGGATGGGGGTCGAGTTCCTCACCGACGGGGAACTCCAGGTCTTCCGACATGCAGACGCGGAGGAGTTGAGAGATATCCGGGCTGGGAAATGGGACGAGGAGCGGGCGTTCGCGGAAGCGGAACGACTCCTCGATGCCCTGAAGGAAGCGTACATCTGCTCACCGCTCCCCGGGGAACCGGACTACAAGCGGGCCAGCGATCTCTGCCAGGAGGTGATCGAGTGCGCTTTGGCCGCAAGATGAGGGAGCTACGGAAGGCCAGGAAGTGGGGGCAGGCGGACCTCGCCGTTGCCGCGTCGGTCTCCGAGTCCCTGGTCCGGGAGCTGGAAGCGGGGAGACGGCGGCCCACGATTCACACAACGGTGGACCTGGTCCGGGCCCTGGACCTCTCGGTCGAGGAGACAGTGGACCTGGCGTACCGGGCGGCGGCCGAGAAGCTCCTCGACTGCTTCTAGCTGTGGAAGGTCCCGGCCTTCGTCCCGTCGGTCCCGTCCTGGGAGGTCGCGGTGATCTCGAACAGGAACTCCTGGCCCGGGGCGACGGCCGGGATGTGGACCTCGTGGTGCTTCATCAGGCCCGTGTGCTGGACCTTCCAGTTCTCCCGAACGTCGGAGACACCCCAGCTGATCTGGCCCCGCGAGAGGACGTCGGTATCCCAGATGGCCAGGAAGCCCACGCCACCGCTCGCCGCTGATTCGGGGGTGAGGGCGACGTTGGAGATGGTCGGGGTGACAGGCGTGGCGCCCGGGTCGACCAGGGATGCATCCCGGGTATAGACCGAGGGGATGACCAGGATCTCCGCGTCCCCGGCCGTGTACGTGAAGCCGAGGCGGGAGTTGCGGTAGAGCTCGACGGGATCGGTCGGGGACCACTCGTCGAAGCCGGTCGTGGTGTCCAGGGTATGGAGGACCGTGCGTCCGTCATAGTCCAGGATGCCGTCGTTCCAGTCCGCCCGCCAGACCTCCACGGTGGCCGAGGCCGCGGCAACGAGGGCCGGATCGGCAGCCTTGGTCGCGTCCATGGTGACCTTGGTCAGGTACCCGGCAAAGGAGATGGCGAGCCAGCCCAGGATCTTGTCGGTCGGAATCGGCGAGCCGAAGCCGTTGGCGATGATCTGGGGGTTCACAATGTCCCGCTCAGCCGCGCCGCGATCGACCTCGTTCAGATGGCCGGGCTTGACCGAGGCGGGGAAAGCACCCCCGGTTGAAGAGTTCGGACTGCCGGCAGCAGCAGGAGGATCGTTGCGGGGAAGCGCGGGACGGGCAGCACTGGGGTTACTGGTGTTGAGGGCCCCGAGCTGGGCGGGGAGCGTGCGGCCGACGACCGACGCGATGGTCTCCACTTCCTCGGTGATGAGGGTGAGGGTGCGCTCGTACTCGTCCCACTCCGTCTCACGGATGAAGAAGGTATTGCCGGCCGCGTCGCAGGTGGGATTGGTGGCCGAGAGACCGGTGATGCGGATCATGCGCCCGGCCAGGACCCGCCACAGGGGACAGGGGTTGCCATCGAGGCCCGTGACCATGGCCGGCGACTTGATCCGAATCTGGTGGCCCACCGCCCGAATGTTCTTCACGCGGGCCAGCACGGTGTTGGCGATGAGCCAGGCTTCGTAGTGGGTCGTCACATGGGAGGAGCCGTCGATGAAGTGGTCCTTCCAGATGCGGAGCTGGGAGAAGGAGACGGGGTCGGTAGCCGTCGCAATACCCCCGCTCCCCGAGGCGTCCTTCCACTGGACATGGACCCGGTTGGCCACGTACTTCATCGGCCAGCTGATCTCGGTCTCGTCGCACTCGGCCATGGCGATCTCGTAGGCCGGGACCTGGCCGTAGTAGACGGCTTCGAGGAGCGACGTGGTGCTGCTGCCGGGCCGGAGGGCGCCGTCGCAGTAGACGTGCCAGTAGACCTGTTCGCCGCCGGTGGCCGCCGGGCCATACGATGAGCCCAGGGTGGCGATCTCGTTGAAGCACTCGAGGCCCGTGCGGCCCCAGAGCGGCTGCGAGTCCCCGGCTAGGGTAGCGCCGACGTGGAAGTCCGGCGCGGAGAAGCTGATGTTGGGACAGATGTTCAGGATAACGGCAATGAAGGCATCGCGACAGGCCATGCCCGCGGGGAAGTAGGGGTAGGGGAGGCCCGTCGAGGGGTTCCAGGCAATGGTCGTGTTGACGATCTGGTCCCCGGCTGAGGACGCCATGCCCCGGGCCAGGATGCTGACCTTCCCCCCACCGGGTCGGAAGGCAACCGTGGGCTCTTCGACGCGGCCCGTCCAGTAGGGGCCCAGCTCGTCGGAGATGACGAGGAGGTCACCGGGGGATGGGACCGAGAGGGGGGCCACATCCTCGAACTCGATCGTGGCATCGCCGTGCCCGCCGGGGGAGAGGTTGGTCGTGCGGATGCGGGAGGCGAGGGCGGTGAGGTCGAGGGAGCCGGCGAGGACGGAGTGGGTGGAGGGGTCACGGAAGCTCGTCAGGTGGTCCTCCTAGACGAAAGAAGGGGCCAGGGCCGTGAAGCCCCAGCCCCCTCAGACAGGGTCAGCTACTAGGGCAGCGCGCTCTTCTCGACGCCGCCGATCCAGAAGTTGAAGGCCTGGGACCAGCACGCCATGCCGCCGTAGGCGATGATGGCGAACCGGCGGGCCAGGTCGATCTGCGGGAAGGCCAGGCCCAGGTAGTCCTGAACCATCACCATCTCCCAGATGTTCGGGGTGTCGTTGACCGGGAACGGGAACTGGTAGCTGAGGCCCAGCACGTTGCCCTGGGGGATCCAGGGGTGGACCGTCAGGGGGACTTCCTTGCCCGTCACCGAGTTGTAGAGGGCCGTGACCACCACCCCGCCCGTCATAGAGCCGCGCTCGTTCGACATGATCGAGAGGCGGTAGGCGGAGGTGTTGGACTGGTCCTCGACCAGCTTCATGGACAGGCGCAGGCGGTCGGAGCCGGAGAGCCAGATCTCGTCGGGGTCGGCCTTGATGCTGTTGTAGACCCGCTCGAACGCCTTCTGGATCTCCGGGGCGCCCGTGGTGAAGCCGGCCTTCAGCTGGGTGTAGTCACCGCCCGCGGCCACGTTGGCGAAGATGCCGTCGTAGCCGTTGGTCTGCTGGGTCGTATTGGAGACCGGAGCCGTCGTACCGGAGGTCACGCGGGAGCCGATCTCGACGTTCGTGACCTGGCCCACCGTGGCGTAGAGGAAGCGAGAGCCGTCGCCCGGATCGGAGTTCGCCGTGTTGTCCGAGACATAGACCCGGTAGGCCACCGCACCCGGGACCTCGGTCCACGAGACGAGGAGGTTGTTGCCCGCCGTGATCTGGACCGTGCCCGCCGTGGCCGACGCCGTGGTCTCACCGATGCCGGAGAGCGCCGTGATCTTCACGAAGACGTACTTGGCACCGCCCGAGTTGAACGCCGTGCCAGTGGCCGAGGGGACGTGGTCGGTGACGGTCGGGGTTCCCGGGACGGCCAGAGCGGCGGTCCGGCGGGAGAAGAGCATCTGGCCCTCCTCCTGGAGGAACATCGACTGCAAGAGGACCTGCGTGGTGAGGCTCTCGATGTCCTGGTAGCCGCGGCCGGCCAGGATCGAGAGGAGGGAGGCGTTGTTCCCGAGGCCGTAGTAGGCGTAGGGGAAGTCCTTGTCGTCGGCCGTGATGTTGGACATGGCCGTCGGGTAGTTGAACGTGCCGAAGTTCCCGCCGGGGAGATCCGCCAGGAACATGTTCGAGAACACGCCGTTGGACCCGTCGATGCCCGTGATCCGCTTGCCCTTCCGGGAGGTGCCCATACCGGGGGTGCGGGGGATCTTGTTGCGGATGGGCGAGTAGACCGGGTAGATCAGCTTGGCCGGGGCGACCAGGTCGAAGGGCACGAGGCCGGTCGAGAGGGGCGAGGTGAGCGTGAAGTCCTTCTGCAGACCGTTCGCCATGTCCTGCTGCATGGACTGGAGGCGCTGCATCAGCTGCTCGGTGTTGATCGCCTTGCCCATCATGTTGGACATGGCCGCGAGCTGGGGGACCATCTGGGGGCTGACCTTGTCCCAGTCACCCTGGCCGAACGCTTCGTGGGCCGGGTTAGTCCACTTCTTCACATTGTCCATGGAGGCCTTGAACACGCTGTTCGCGCGCTCGCAGGCCTCCAGCATGGCATCGACGCTCACCTCCGCGCCGTACGCCTGGCCCATCCCCTTGACCGCATCGGGCCCGAGGGTGGAGTCGTAACTAAACATTGCCTTCAATCTCCTTGATCTGCGCGTTCACCTTGCGGAGGTCCCCCAAGGCGCGGGCGCGCATGGTCCCGTCCGGGTGGTTGCTGGCGGTGTAGTCGAGGGACTTCTGGCGCTCCTTCAGCCCATCGAGCTGCTTCTCGAGGTAGCTCTTCACGATCGGTGGGGACTGGAGGAGCGGGGAGTTCGTATCGTCCGGCTGGTTCCCGAGCTCGGTCAGCTTGGCTTCCAGCTCGGCAACCTTGGTCGTCGCCGCTTCCAGCTGGGAGGTCCATTCCGCTTCTCGGGCTTCGATAAGCCGCTTAACGATCTCTTCAACCGTCGGGACGGGCTCGCCGGCAACAAGCTCGGGAGCCTCTTCACCCTCGGACTTCACCGCCTCAGGCTCTTCAACCTTGGGGTCCTCGGACTCCGCGTCCTTGTTCGCCGCTTCCGCGACAGCGGAAGAGAACTTGGTGGCGAAGTCGTTGCACATGTCGGCGCTCTTGGTGACCTCAGCCAGCATGTCGTGAGCCTCACGGAGGGTCGCGGTGTCGGCACGAGAGAGCGCCTTCTGGAGCTCAGCCAGGAGGGCCTTCCCCTCGGGCTGGTTCTGTTCTGCGTTATCCATAACAACCTCAGTGGCTTGGCTTACGGTGTGACCGGTCTCCATGCGGCCGATGAGCTGGGCGGCAAGGTAGCTCCAGGCTTCCTCGGCTTCCTCACGGGAGTAGGCCAGGAGGCAGTCGTAGCAGTAGGACAGGGTGCCCATGGAGTAGGAGAGACCCTCGCCCGGCTCGGCGCCCTCGTGCAGCTCGCGAATCATCAGGCGGCGGATAAGATCGGCTGCCAGGAGGGCGAGCTGGGCATCGTCCAGTTCATTGAGCTGGAGCACGTTCATGACGTCGGCGTTAGCGGGGTCGAGGTCGCCCTTGACGAGGGACGCGAGGTGGGTCTTGACGGCCGTGAGACGCTCGTCTTCCGGAGGAAGGAGGAAGACCTTGTCCATCTTCTCGGCAAATTCAACGGAGTCGATGAGGGCGGAGGGGTTGGCCGGGCGGTCGACGAGGGAGATCTCGATGATCTCGCCCCCGACGATGCGGCCCCCGATCGCCTTGGTGTCCCGGATCACCTGGGGGTGGGCGATACCGATCGAGTAACCCTTGAGGACCCCCGCGTCGAGCTTGGCGCAGGTGCCCTGGTCAATGATCTTGGAGGTGACGTAGTAGGCATCGCCCTCTTTGATGATGGAGGTGGCCACCCCGGCGGCGATGGGCTGATGCATCTCGCGGATATTGCCCCACCGTTCGTAGGCCGGCATCGCCTTCTCGAGCCATCCCGGGTCACAGATCTGCCGGTCGGAATCGAGCGTTGGGTCCGTGGCGAGGCCGGAGACGACGCGGACGCCCGGGTTGCCGGGGTCCATCTTGACGGTGATGGGCACGTAGAGTCGGGTGAGGTCGGTGGCCATTCGCTCCCCAAACAAAAAGAGCGGCCGCCTCCGAAGAGGACAGCCGCTCCTACACCTGTGGGCTTCAACAAGGTATTCAGTTAACCGGTTACAATTAGATGATAGCATAGTGAAACAGGAGACGTATGGACTGGCCGTGGACGAAGCCGAAGGCCCGCCCGTCGCTCCCCGTGCGGTACGAGAACGGACGGATCATGGGGCCCGGCGGGGTTGTCGATGTCTGCCGATGGTGCGGGTGTGTCCATACGTTCTTCTGCCCGCGGATTAAGCACGTAACGTTCTATCCACCGTCCGTGGGCCAGGAGCTGGGACGGATCGAGAGCATCGAGTTCTGGGAAGGGGCATCAGAGGAGCTGTGGGGGGTCGTGGTCGAATTGGAAGAGGACCCCGAGGCATGAGTGCGTGATGCCCGCTGGCTCCTAGAGAAAGCCCCGAAGCAGATCCTCGAGCCCCAGGATGCCGCGTCCGTGGGGGATGTGGCCCTGCCCCGACCGCCGGAGCTCTTTACTGCCGGGCAGTTCGGACCGGGGATCCCGATCAACCCGTACCCGATTGACGAGTCGGGGGAACCGAGACTCGCGGAATATCTGCCCGGGTGGAACCAGTTCAGCCTGCCCGGATACACGAAGCTGGTGCCCTTCGCGCTCTTGCGGGCCACGAGCAAGATGGTGCTCCCGGTGTGGCGCGCCATTGATGTCCGGAAGTCCGAGATCGCCTCGATGGAGTGGGACATTGTCCTGCTCCCGGAGTACCACGATCAGAAGGGGCCGGAGGTCGAGGATGTCCGGAAGCAGCTCATTGAGTTCTTTGCCCACCCGGATCGGGACGAGGGGTTGTCCTTCAGCGACTGGGTGAAGATGGCCGAGGAGGAGATCAGTGTCATCGACGCGCTCTCGGTGTACGTGCGGAAGACCCGGGCGCAGTCGGCCGGGGTTCTCGGCTCTGGTCTCCACAGCCTCCAGATCCTTGACGGCACCCTGATCAAGCCCCTCCGTGACATCCGCGGTGGACGGCCCCAGCCCCCGGCCCCCGCCTTCCAGCAGTACCTGTATGGTGCGCCTCGGGCAGACCTCATTGCCCCGTGGGTGAAGGAGGAGCTGGGCGATGGGAAGAACCCCGTGGTCCAGAACTTCACCGGCCGGCAGATCATCTACAAGCCCTTCCACCGGCTCTCGTGGACACCCTATGGGTTCTCAGAAACGGAATCTTGTCTGAATGAGATCAAGCTGTGGATGGACCGGGAGAAGTACCACCAGGCGTACTTCGATCAGAGCGATATGCCCGCCATGTTCTTCCCCGCGCCCGAGGACTGGGGCCCGCAGCAGATCAAGGAGTACCAGCGGAACATCAACATGGAGATGGCCGGGGACCCCGGGTGGAAGCACCGGATCAAGGTCGTGCCGACGGGCGGCGGGAACATCACGCAGGTGCGGCCGCATCAGTACGACCTGAGCTTCGATGAGTTCCTGATCCGGATTATTTCCATGGCCTACTCGATCTCCCCGGAGTCCATGAACCTGAGCCCGAAGAGCGGGTTGGGTGGTGGCGGCTGGGCGGAAGAGTCGACGAGGCGGCAGCTGCGGATTGCGATCAGGCCGCGGCTCATCTACCTGGCCGAGATCTTCAACTTCGTCATCCACAACATCATCGGGGAGCGGCGGTTCTCCTTCCGGTGGTTGAGCTTGAGTCAGCAGGACCTCTTGCAGAAGGCGCAGATCGACAACATCTATGCCGCTGGGGGGCTCCGGCCGCGGAACGAGATCCGGGAAGAGAACGGCTGGAACCGTGCCGAGGAGCCTGAAGCGAACATGCTCCTCGTGACGACCCGCTCGGGTGTGGTGAGTCTCGCCTCAGCGACGGGGGAGCCCCTGCCCGAAGTCGAGGCGCCGCAGCCGGTGCATGAGGCGCCAGGATCGCCTGCTCCGGTCGATGCGGAGGATGAGGAAAACGTGGGCACCGGCGCCGGCGATCAGCCAACGACGGAGGTGGTGCCGGATGGCCGGACGGTAGCACGGAAGAAGGCCCTGCTGAAGGAGCTGGGGAACCTCGGGAACCATCTCCTGAAGCACGCGGACCGGCCGTTCTACCCCGTCGTCCTCCCGGACGAGGTGGTCGATGCATTAGGAAACGTGTGGCTCAGTCGGCCGGCCGAGGTCGAGGAGCGGGTCTGGGTCCAGAAGATGATCGCGGATGCGTGTGTGAGTCTCGGCCTTGAAGACTGAGCGGGTGAAAGAGGTCCAGCAGAAGGTGGCCAATGAGATCGCCTTCCGCCTGGGCCAGGAACTGACGGACTCGGAACACGATCTGCAGTCCATGACAATCATCGTGGACTTCCACAACGGCATGGTCCGAGCCGTGCTGTCGAGAGTTGAGACCAAGTGCGTGATGAAGTAACGGAGAAAGATCCATGTTGAAGCGACTCGTCCTTACCGCCCTCGGCATCATTGCGAGCGGCACGATCCTCGTCCAGTCCGTGACCTTGCCAGCCGCCGAGGCTTCGGGGGACTGCACCGCGACGGCCACTTCCCTGTCCGACCCAACGACCGCTGGGATCTGGCAGTACATCATGAACACCCGAACCGGCGTGGGCGAATCCCCGCTCACCTGGTCGCCCCAGCTCGCGCAGGCAGGTGCGTGGATGGCGAAGGACATGGCGACGCGCCGGGACATCTACACCGCCACCGATAGCCTCGGGCGCGATACACGGACGCGGGACACCTATTGCGGCTACCGGTCGGATGCGCAGGTGAGCGAGGCCCGGGTGCAGAGCTTCCTCTCGGACCCGTATGGGGTGTACTCGACCTGGCAGTACGCGTGCTGTGGCGAGTTTAACGGTATTCTGTACGCTCCCGCGTATTTCCCGCCGGGGTGGAGCGTTGCTGCCCTCGGCCATTACCATTGCACGACGTGCCCCTATCCGGACTACTGGGTCCTGGAAGCCGGCACCCTGCCGGAGTCAGGCGGCATCGCCCCGCCGACCAATACCCCCACGCCGACGGCAACGCCTGTTCCGCCGACGCCCACCAGGACTCCGGTCCCCCCGACGGCAACCGCGGTTCCGCCAACGGCAACCCAGGTGCCCCCGACCCCGACGCCCGATCCGTATGTGCATGAACGCGCGTGCGTGCGGGTGAATGGGGATGAGAACGAGTGGACGGAGCGCTGCACGGATTGACCTGGCTCGACCTCTGGCGATGGTTCGATGCGCACCCGTGGCCCGCATGCCCGTGTGGCTGTACGGGCGCCGCGTGCTGCGAGTGCTGCGTCTGGTACCCCGCGCTGAGTGAAGACGAGCAGCGGGAACGGAGGCTGCGGGAGTTCCTCGTGAACCGGGGGATACGGCTGTGAGTACGGCTTATTCTGCTATACTAAGGACGCACCCCAAGGCCGAGGCCCCGCGTCCGAAAGGATCCGGGGTCTTTGTCTATCCAGAGTAAGGCCCGGGTCGATCCGCTAGCCCTGGCGATCGCGGAGCTGCTGGGGCACCGGGAAGCGCAGGAGCGGATCCGGGAAGACCCGGTGCGCTGGGTGCGGGACGTGCTCCACGAGGATCCCTGGCCGCGGCAGGAAGAGATCATCCGGTCCGTATTCTCGCGGAAGCGGGTCGCGGTGAAGAGCGCCCACTCGGTCGGGAAGACCCGGGGCATGGCGATGGCCGCGCTAGCCTTCTACTACGCCTTCGATGACTCGATCGTGGTGACGACGGGGCCAACGGCGCGGCAGGTGGAAGTGGCCATGTGGGGCTACATCCGGTCCATGCACGCCCGCGCGATGCTCCCCGGGAACCTGTTCAAGCTGAAGCTCGAGGACACGAACGTCGTCAACGACCAGCACAAGATCATCGGGTTCACGGCGACCACGTCCGAGCAGTTCCAGGGCATCCACGCGCCGCATGTGCTGGTGATCGTGGACGAGGCGTCGGGGATCGACCCGGACATTGCCGTGGGCATCGAGGCGACCCTGACCGGGCAGGACCCGCATTTAGTGCTTATCGGGAACCCCACCCAGACGAGCGGCTACTTCTTTGACGCCTTCAACAGCCAGCGCCACCTGTACCACCCGATCACCCTGAGCGCCAAGGAGACGCCCGAGTATGCCCATCCCGGGTCCTATCCCTATCTCCCAAGTCGTGAGTGGGTGGACGAGCGCGCGCAGGTGTGGGGTGAGGAGAGCCCGCTCTTCAAGATCCGCGTGTTGGGGGAGTTCGCACACGATGAGACGAATGGCGTCATCCCGCTCAGCTGGGTGGAGGCCGCAAACCGGCGGTGGGAGCTGCAGGCTGGTGATAGCGGGTTCGTTCCTCTTGATCGCATGGACAGTCTCGGCGTTGACGTTGGTCTGTCTCATGACGAGTCTGTCCTGGCTCCTCGTGTGGGCCACACCATCACCGAGCTGCGAAAGCCCAACACTGGCAATACCCTCACCCTTGCAGACATCGTCACGGGGATGGTGAAGGCGCACGGCGGCATCGCGGTGGTGGACGCCATCGGGATCGGCACGGGCGTGGTGGAGAGCCTGCAGCGGGCGGGCATCGAGCACGTCGCGTTCGTGGCCAGCCAGAAGAGCACCGCCAAGGACCGGACGCGGGAGCTCGGGTTCTCGAATAAGCGGAGCGAGATGTGGTGGCACCTGCGAGAGATGCTCGACCCCGTGCATGGCGAGGACCTGGCGCTCCCCCCGGATGAGAAGCTGACCTACGACCTGATCACCCCAACCTACGACCTGATGCCCGGGGGCAAGATCCGCGTCGAGGATAAGGAGCACATCCGGAAACGGCTCGGACGGTCAACGGACGCGGGGGACGCCGTGGCCATGGCCTTCTGGATGGAGGGGCGGAGCTTCCAGGACCTGATGAGCGCGTACGCCCAGAGCTGCGTGGTCTGCGACTACTGCGGCAACCCCATCACGGACACGTCACTGACCGGGGACTGGGCCGGGGTGAGCTGCCAGTACTGCGGCATTCCTGTAGATCCCGAGCTGCGGACACGGATAGGACTCCCGCCGCCGCCATCTTCAGGAGCGCCACCCGACGCTGGGTAGGCCGTCGGAAGAGGAGCGCGGCGAGGGCAAGGGGAAGCAAGGCGATCACGGGAGGATCTCTCCGAAGCAGGGTAGACAAAGGACCGGACTCGCGCCCGGCCCTCGGTCCTCTGGTGTGTCCTTAGTATAGCAGATTAAGCCGGACTCGCAGTTCCCAGGTCAGGACAGGTCCAGCACCAGATAGACGACCGTGACCTTCAGGCTGTTCGCCGGGTCGCCGCCGGTCCAGGCGCTGGCGACGTTGTCGTTCCCGGCGATGACGATGGCCTTGTCGACCGGCGACCCGCCATCCGCGATGACGGGCGAACCGAATGCGGTGATCGCGGCGGCCGCATTGTTGATGGTGCTCACCTGGATCAGCGCCCAGGTGTCGTCGGTCGCCCCGCCGACGCCAAGAAGCGTATTGAGGTTCTGCATGGTGAACTGGGAGTTCTGGTTCATGACCCCAGCGGCGATCTGCTGCCCGGCCTGGTATTGCAGATAGATGGCCGCAAAGTCGGTGTCGATCCCGCTATACCCGCCAGATGGAGCCGATGGGAATTGCACCCGGAGCAACGCCGTCGCCGGCAAGATCATCTTCCCAGCCCCCGGCGCAGGCACCACCACCACCGGCGTCGTCGGGAGCGCCTTGATCTGCGCGTCGGTCAGGGTGACCTTCGCGGTATGGTTTTGGACGGCGTTCTCCAGCTCGAGGCCAGCTGTGAACTTGACCCTACTCGTATAGACACGCGGCAAGGGGAACTCCGGTGGTCGGTCTCCCCTTCTCTCTAAAGTATACGGTGATTAAGCCGCTTAACCGAGCACGGTGATGTGGGCTCCGAACGTGCCCTGGAGCCAGCACGCGAGACTGAACACCTCGGCATTGTTCCCGACCCCCGCAACTCCAGGCGCCAGGGACACCTCGAACTTCCCCTCCGGCACCCCCTGGGCGACGTCATTGACGAGCGAGCCATCGGCGATAAGCCGCTTCCAGATGTTGTACGCGCCGGGCGGGTTGATCTCGTCATGCCAGAGCGAGGTGCCGTTCGAGTCGAAACACACGGCGTTCCGGGGCCCATGCCCGGTCGAGGTCATCGCCACCAGGACCCGGCCGGTCTTCTGGACGATCTTGAGGTCGGCGTAGATGTGGTGCGCCTCAGGCCCGAGCTGCGTGAACGGGGTGAGCTGCCCGTCGTCCAGGTGGTAGCGGAAGATCGTCTTCCCCTGCGTGGTGTAGTAGATCGTGCGGCCGTCCGAGAGACAGTCGAGATGGGTGTAGGTCTTCCGGTTCCATCCAGGATCGACGTCGAGACCGGTATGGACCGTGACGGGATCGTTCAGTGTCGAGTCGTACTCCCACAGCTCGAGCGTATCCCCGACTCGGGCAATAAGGACGGCGAGCTGCGCGCCCGCATGAGCCTTGGGAAGCCACACGATGCCATGGGGGTCGTAGTCCGAGTTCTGGGTCGGGTCAGCGCATGAGAGATACAGGTGCCCTGAGGGGGAGAACGTCGCCCCCGATACCAGCATCGGGTTGTCGATAAGGATGGGGTTGTCCAGGTGGGCGTCATCGTAAGCCTGGAGGTACTGCTCCCACTCGGCGACCTTGGTGATGACCTCGTCGTAGCCGAGCCCGCCGCCGATCGCGACGTCCCCACGCTGCATCCGCGTCATGGATGCGTCCGTTTGTACTTGATCCGCGATCCATCGCTCGGCTGGTAGTGGCCGATCCCCGGATGAACGGGCGAGACGTTCGCCCGGAGCCCTACGTCCTCATAGCACAGCGGCTGGACGTGCATGCGGAGCTGGACGTCCTTGTAGCCGATCTGGTCGTGCTGCACGACGGTGGTCTGCTCGTGCGGGTCGCCGTAGCCCATCGTCACCGGGTTGTTGCGCGCATCGCCGGAGTAATAGGCCGAGTAGCTGTAGACGCTCCCGACCGCCGCCTGGATCAGACCGCTCGCGTAGGTACCGTTCCCCGAGATGGGGATCGTCTCCTGGCTGATCGGCGCGCCGTTCAGATAGAGCGTGACCGTGATCGTGCCCGTCGGCCGGTTGCCGCCGCCGAGCGTGATCGTGTCCCGGAAGGGCGTGTTGATGCCCACCGTCGCATTCGTGACCTGCGTCGAGAGCGTCGGCGTCGCGAGGGGGCCACCCTCGGGCGTGACGGGACTTTCCCCCGGGCAGTCCGGGTCCCCGTACATCGTGACCTGACATTCGATCTGGTTCGTCGGGGTGCGGTTGAACAGATACTCGAAGTGGAAATTCGCGAGGAAATGGTGCATGTCGGTGCTGTGATGATGGATACAGTGGGAGTCGAACCCGTCTGCTGGCGAGAGGATCACCGGGCAGAGGCTGCTGATGATCCCTGCGTAAAAGGAGAAGTACTCTGGTTCTGACCAGAAGGTGCGCCACACGTCCCGGAAAGGGCATGGAGGCGAGTCGAGGAGCGGGTTGATCTGCTCGCGGAGAATCAGGTCCCAGAAGCTCCGGTGGGAGATCGTCAACACCCAGTAGGTGTTCGCAATGAACGGCGCATGACGCGCGAGCATCCATTCGGTCGGTCGGAATGACGAGCCATTGGCCACGAAGAAGTCGCGCTCATCCCCACCCACGATGGGATGCGCCGGATGCGAGACCGATCCCCACGGGCCGGCGATGTAGTTGTTCGGGCTGACCAGGAGTCGGGCCTGGACGGCATCGACGTAGTTGTACGGCTGTCCCATCAGAAGTCACTCGCTTGGGTCTTCTGCCAGATCGGCAGCCCCGTGGTCTCATCCAGGAGGGCCAGCCCCTGGAACGTCTCTTCCTGAAGCTGGAACCGCACGGTAGGCTCCTGAAAGGTGGGTTGGATCAGGTTGCAGCGCATCTGTGCATCCTTGATGGCACTGAGAATCTGGAGCGCGATCCGCAGCCCGGCATCCCGGTAGGTCCAGGTGGGAACGTTGAACCGGAGCTGTGGGTCCTTGAAGGCCAGCGGACGATAGACCGCGCGCATGGCCGCGTCGACGAGCACGTTCCCCGGCCGCAGCTCCACGCGCATCGACGTCTCGCGAAAGAAGAACTGCGCCAGGTTCGTCCGGATGGTCGCGAAGGCGTAGCCCCCGAGGCGCAGCCAGACGAGCATCTGCGTGTCGCGCCACTTCGGCCCAACCCACATCTTGAAGCGCATGTGGGCATCAGAGGGATTGATGAACTGGAGGGCCTGCGGGGCCCGGATATACGACGCGGCGTCGCTGACGGCTGCCCGGTTCGCCTTCGAGGCATCGGACCCGTTGAAGAAGAAGGTCGTGTTGCCGGTGGTGACCGCGTAGGAGCCGGAGAACCAGACCTCCCACACCAGCACGTCGCCATCCTGCGTATCGAACGCTGGCCCCGCGCCGCCGTTCAGGCCGGTGTAGACGTTGATGTACCAATCTTCGGCGTTGTCGTTCGGTGGGGAACTGGCGTTGCCGAGGCTCGAACGGATGGTGGCGACGACGCTGCTCGTGGACGGCCGCCAGATGTAGATCGCATCGCAACTCGCCATCTCGATGAAGGTGTTGCCGACCTTCTGGCCGACCCCGGTGATCCAGTTGCCCGCGTTCACATGCTGCGCTTTGAGCGGCCCACTCGTCCCGCGCGCCATGTAGAAGTTCCGTGTCCCGGTCGTCGAGAAGATCGCGAAGCTCGTCTGCCCACCGCTCGGCCCTTTCTGCGGACTCAGCATCCGGTCCTCGAAGGGGCTGCCGCTGTTGGCGACCGACGCGGAAAGGCCAGAGTGCGTCCCGGCGGTCGGCACCAGGTCGGAGCGCTGCGCCTGGTTGCGGAAGTAGAGGATGTTGGCGGTGGTCGGACCGCCAGCGAGGGTGAAGGCGACCCGTGTGGCGACGTCCTTGTAGCCCTGGGCTTGGAGCTTGAAGCGCTCGGCAACGTCCGCCGTCTTCTTGAGCTGGAACCGGGTCGCCGCGTCCTTCGTCTTCGCCAGGTTGAAGCGGACAGCCGAATGCACGGTCTTGAGGTCGAGATGGAAGCGGAGCGCGGCCTCGCGGAAGGGAAGGCCGCCTGGAAGCGCCCCAAGACGGGAGAGGCCGAGGCGGGCGCGAATACTGCCGAAGCGGGAGCCGAACATCGGCTACTTCATCACGCCGAATGCACGGACGATCCCGGACGTGATGTTGCCACTGCTGAAGAGGAACCGGACGGCGTTGACCGCCGTCGTCGACAGGTAGAAGCCGCCCCCATACGCTGGCTGGATGGAGGATGCGGCTGAGAACATATTGGTTTGCCAGGAGGCGGCTTTGTACAGGCTCGTGCTCGAGGGGGAGAAGAGCCGCAGCGAGCCGGAGATGCCGTAGTTGCTGCTGTTCGATACCTTGTCTCCGGCCCCGCCGCCGTCGATGACGATTGATGCCTGTCCGCTGTTGCCGCCCGAGAACGCCCCACCACCGCTGCTGAACCGGTTGACGGACCACCCGTAGTTGGTCCCCGAGTCGTAGGTCGCCCCGCCGTCTGTCGACATGCGCAGCCAGAGATTGACGTTGTTCGTGGCGGGGATCAGGTTCAGGAGCTCGAAGAGGTACTCGTCGTAGGTCGCGGTGATGCACGTCGTGAAGTCGAGCGAGGCCGACGTGGACGCGGTGTGCTGCTCCAACAGCACCAGGCCGCCGCGGTGGACATGGTTCGCCCGCGCGACTTCGGTGCCGGACCCGTTGGACGCAGCATTCCCTGGATCAGCGGGGGCGGTCGATCCGAGGATCGTGTCCTGGAGCCACTGGAGGAACCCACCCGGCGTCGGGATGATGTAGACGTTGCTCCCGTCAACGTGTGAGGCGGCAGACGTGCCCTCCACGCCCCTCGTCACCGTCCACGTCTTGTTGCCGGTCCCGCCGATGGCCGTCACGAGCAGAATTTCGTCGTCGATCTTGATGCGGAACTGGGCGGCCGAGACGCCGGCGGGGAGCGTGTTCACGGTGAGCGAGGTCGCCCCCGAAGTCAGCGTCCCGCCGTTGTTGAGCGTCGTGTCGGGCGTGTCGGTGTTCGGGTTGGTGACGTAGCTGAGGATCAGCTTCTCGGTACTCACGAGCCTAGTCCGCCCTGATCCCGAGCACGTCCTGGCTGAGCCGGGTCAAGACGTTGTCCTGGTAGCCCACGATCCGAATCTCCTTCCCGGTCAATGCCTCGATCCGGCAGCGCATCCCTTCCCGAGTGACGCCAGGATGGCGCTCAACGATGGTCTTCCTGGGGAGCCACACGACGCCCCCACTCCCATCGTTCGCCGGGGCCTGGAAGTCCTGGGGGCGCGAGTCGTCGTACTGCTCCTCGTAGCTCACCTTCCACGGCGGCTCCCACGCATGGAGGATGCACTCTCCATTTACGCCGTCGATGAAGCCGATGACGTGGCCCTGGAGCTGCATGGGACTCTGTCGGCCACTCATGAGATCGACGATGCTGCTCACCCCGCGCATGGCTCCCGTCGTCACGGCTGCGACCTTGAACTGAAAGAAGCGCTCCCCGAAGTCGATCCGTCTTCCCGCGCCCGGTGCCGGCTCGGCCCCGAGGGGCAGGACCCGGCCGTTGGGGCAGCACAGGCGCAACTCGACCATCGTCTTCTTCGTGGCCTTCGGGATTTCCTCCCACGGGCAGTCCCACTCGTAGAGGTCCACCCGGTCACGGAAGCGCGCAGCCCAGAAGGACTGCCCATTCGCGCGCGCCATGATCGCCTGCGGCCGAGCGTAGACCCGATTGGCCCAGATGGCGTCCTGCATACCGGAGAGGATGTGCGTCATTCCTGCCTCACGTGAACGTGAACTTGAGCGAGAGGATCGGGACCAGCTCGCCGGGCGTGATGGTTGGACCGAGGAACATCTCGAGCATGACGTTCCACCAGTTGGCCGCCGCCCCCGCCGGCGTGAAGCCAGCAACGATCCAGTCGATGTTGCCCATGAGCCCCTGCCACGCGCTCCAGGCCGCGCCCGGACCCGCGGTCACAGCTCCCGTCGATCCATCGGTCGCGGTCGGCGCACCGGACGGCGCACCCGATGGCGTCCCGACCGCGCCCCAGGCCGCGCCCTTGAGGTAACTCCGAGCGGTTGCCGCGCCCGTATCGGGCACCGCGCCGCCGGGGATCGTGCCGTCGCCGCGTGAGAGGTCTGTGCGGAGTGATGAGTGGTAGCAGGTCGTGAGCGGCGCTGCTGCGAAGGTGCCCACCGCGTCCCAGTGCCAGCGGTATTGCAGGTAGTTGCTGATGGTGAACGCCGCTGGATTGCCGCCGTTCCCCAGCACGCCGTAGCCGGTGGTGTCCGTGGTGTAGGCGTAGGCGTAGGGAATCGCCTGAGCGCTCGCCGGCTGCGTGATAAAGGGCCAGGCGAGCGATCCTATTGCGAGGCCGGCCGCGTCCGAGTCGTAGAAGCGCAACTCCTTGCCGCTCCCGGCGCCCCCGACGAGGTTGTGGCTCCAGTCGGGCGAGCCTTGCGATCCGACATTGGGCTCGAAGGTGATGCTGCCGAACGCGGTCATGCGTCCCCGCTACGCATAGGTGTATTTGAAGCTGTGAACGGGCAGCAGCACCCCAGGCGTCTCGTTCGGCCCATCGAACATGGTCAGCTCTTCGTACAGGTCATCAGCCGTCGTCGCCGCGGGCGTGAAGACGCTGGTCAGCCAGTCGTTGTCCCCCATGAGCCCCTGCCAGCCGCTCCAATTCGCCCCGGCGGTCGGGCTGATCGAGCCCACCGTCCCATCGGTCACGACCGGATCGGCACCGGGTGCCGCCGCGGGAACGCCCGCGCTCCCGACGCGCCCGAAGATGGCGCACTTGATGTAGCTCTTCGCCGTCGCGCCGGTATCCGTCGCATGGCCGCCCAGGATGGAGCCGTCGCCCCTCGTGATCGCCGCGTGGGCGGTCGTGGCGTAGCAGGTGATGACGGGAGCCGAGGCGAAGGTGCCCGTGTTGTCCCAGTGCCAGCGGTACTGGAGATAGTTCGTCCGCGCCCAGGCGGTCGGCGCGCCGCCGGACCCGATGAGCCCGAGTCCAACGGCGTCGGCGGTATAGCCATAGGCGTAGCTCACCATGCCGGTCGAGGAGGGGCGCGTCACGTAGGGCCACGCGGCTGAGGCGGTCGAGAGGCCGGCCGTGTTCGTGTCGTGGAAGCGCAGCTCGTGGTTCGCCCCGATGAGGTCGGTCCACGTCGGGCTGGCGTTCGTATTACTGTTGAACTGGAACTGGATGCTGGTGAAGTCGCTCACGGCACGTCCCTAGGTGAAGTTCCCCCTTCACGAATGGACGGTCCTCGTCACTCTGCACGCTTAGTCATTCCAGATGCGGATGTCCACGAGGCAGGAAGCGGTGTTGGCCTTGGCCCGAATCGTCGCCCCCGGATCGAGTGGGAGGATCACGAAGCGGCCCGGCTTGATCTTGGTGAACGCGACCATGGAGCCCCCGCTCTTGGGTCCGACCTGGACGTAGTTGGTCGTATCGAGGTTCTTTATGAAGCAGTACCCAGCCGTGGTGATGCCGGTCGGGGTGATGTCTCCTTCGGAGGTCGTCACGGTCACGATGTTGCGCCAGGCGCCCTCGGCGGACTGGTCGAAGGCATAGGTCACGGTCCCTAGATCGTCGGTGAAGCCCCCGTTCTGGAGCTTGCCGATGATCGTGTATGAGATCTCGTTCGCCACGATGCCTCCGGCGTTACGCGCTTATTTCTTGGTAAGGGTCTTGGTGATCTCGTCCAGCCGTCGGACCAGGTCCTCGCGCCGGACCCCGTACTGCCGGGCGGCGGCGTCGATCTGCTCTTCGCTGATGATCGTTGTCTTGTCCCGGGAGGTATCCATCTCGGCGGCCAGGCGCACGAGCTTGTCCATGACCTCGACGTAGCGAGCAATATCCGACGCGGCGTACTTGATCGGGTAGCGGATGACCGTGACCCCATCCTCGTCGATCTCATCCTTGACGATGGGCTGGGCCAGCATCTCGAGGATCCGGGAGTAGAGCTTATTGCCCAGGTCCACCATGCGGGAGCGGTGCTCTTCCTGCACCTCGTCCCACGCCTCGATCCGCTTCACCGCGTGCTCGTGCTCCAGGCGCATGAGGTCCAGGCGGTTCATCTCCTCGTCATAGGAGGCCGCCTCGGACTGCTCGGTGAGGCGCTGGTCCCAGTTGAACTCGGTCGCCCACTTGCGGAGCGTGGCGGGTGGGGCGAAGGGCTTGGTGTCCGTCTCCTCAGCGGCCCGCAGGTAGCTCTCGTAGAGCAGCTCGATCGAGCGGGAGGGTCCGAGGGCAAGGTAGTCCTTGAACGCTTGTTTCGCCTTCGGGGGCTCGTCAGTCCTCCAGAAGAGCGTGACGTTCGGGACCTGGGTCGGCTGCGGGGTATCCATATAGTAATTTTAACAGCAACCCTCTCGGTAGCCGCAGTTCGGGCAGGGCTGCTTCGTGCCGGCCAGGTCGGGGATCGGATGGCCGCAGACCGGGCAGGGAATGGACTTAGGCGGCTTATTCGGAGAGGCGTCATGCATGGACGGTATTCCAGTGTGAGGGGATGTAACGATGTTGAAATACTCGTGCGCTGGTGGTAGCATTGTGGCCACGCCTGTTCCATTATGTCACGACCCCACTGAGAATTCAGGAGGAGGGCATCGCTTATCTAAGACAGTGGAGGTATAGAACGGATGTTCCAGTTGTTCCCAGCGTACCGGATTTCCGACGAGGAGGTTGAGGTCCAGGACGAGCCGTGCAGCGATGATGAGGCGCGATCGGTTGAGAAGCTGGGGTATCAGGTCGTCGAGGATCTGGAAGAGGGGGAGCTGATCTATGTCCCCGGGTATCATTCACATTATGTGCTATACAGGTTACGGGCTGTTTCCTGAAACATTCCTGAACAGTTACCGAATACTTCTTGTTAACCAGATCACATGTGAGGTATGCTTATTAAGCACATAAACGCCTAACGGCGGAAAGGAATAGTCATGAGCGAGCCAGCGAAGGCCCGGCCGCGGCGTCGGCGGGCCGAAGAACAGGATCAGGGGGCAGAGGTGGTCTTACCTTCGGGGGAGAACGTGGCCCTCACGGGGTACGACACGGCAGACCGCTACTTCGCAACCCGGTATCACCAGGGAAAGCGGACGGTCTACTCGATCGATCTCAGCCTCGCAGCGATCGTTGCATCGCTTCCGGAGCCTGAGTCGGAGACGGTTGACACAGGGCAGCGCCCCCTGAACGTCCCACATGCCAAGGGCTTCGGAGACTACGTGCGGGGGAATGAGGACTGGGTCTCGGGGGCCTTGCTTCTGCGGGCTCCTGGGGATCGATTCCACTTCGAGGCGCATGAGGAAATCGGGGGGAGCCAGTTCGGGGTGCTCTCTATTCCTCGCGACGCGCGGGGGGACCTGCACATCCTGGACGGGCAGCACCGGGTCAAGGGCCTGCACGTTGCCTACCGGGAGCTCAACAAGAAGATCGACGACACTCGGAGCTCCCTCGCCGCAGCGAAGCGAGATGAGAACCATGGCCTCGTGGCCCACTTCGAGAAGCAGCTGCGGGACCTGGAGGCCGAGCGGCGGCGGTTCTTCAACGAGCGGATAAGCATCCAAATTCACGTAACGGACGACAAACGGGTCTACGAGCAGATGTTCGTCGATATCAACGATACCCAGCTCGGGGTGGGGGCCACGCTGCGGGTCCTCTTCGACCGGCGCAAGGTGGTGAACCGTGCCACGGACTACGTGCTCGAGATGCCGGCCCTGAAGGACGTCGTCGACCTGGCGCGGGACCGGACCACGGGGAAGAGCCCGTACTGGATCAGCGCCAAGCACATCGCGGACCTGACGCGGGACATCGAGGTGGGGATCTCTGGCCGCGTGGGCCGGGCCATGGAGCGGGAGGCGGAGCGAAGTCACAAGGACCGGGAGCTGGCCGACACGACGAAGCAGTTCCTGACGATCCTGTTCAAGGCCTTCCCTGATGTGGAGAAGATGCTGACCAAGGACATCAGCCCTCAGTACCTCCGGACGACGAGCCTCCTCGGGAGTACGGCATTCCTGCGGGTCCTGGCGGGCTTCTACCACGAGGTCAAGGATGACGCGAGTGCGGAGGACATTCGGGAGTTCTTCGGCGCCATCGCCCAGCACACCGCGGTCCCGATCACCGAGGACTCGATCTGGATGAAGACCGGCGCGTTCGAGGTCGGGGCATCGGCGCCCATGGGCCGGCGGCAGGACCTCCAGCGGGCGGTGGACTACCTGAAGATGTGGTTCGCCAACCGGCCCGAGTTCCTCAAGGTGAATGTGAATCAGATCACAGAGACCGAAACAGCACCACCTGAAGAGGAGCGATCGCCGGTCTTCGACATCATCCAGAAGGATCGGGAGCGCTGGCAGCAGGGCGATGGCCAGGAGGGCTAAGGGCACAGGGAGCGTTCGCCTCCGGCCGGATGGGCGGTATGAAGGTCGGATCACGATCGGGGGTACCCTCCACTCGGTCTACGGGCGGACGGAATCGGAGGCCCACCAGGCCATCGAGCTGCTGCGGGCGGGGACGGGAACGCCGCCGACCGAGCTGCAGGGCGAGCTGAGTGAAGACCCGACCCTGGCCGACTTCCTCACGGACTGGCTCGCCCTTCGGAAGAACCATGTCGAGGCGAACTCCTACCAGACCTTCTCCAGCATCGTGACCCACCACCTCATCCCGGGGCTGGGTGCGTACCGGCTCCGGGCGCTGACGCCCCTCCACGTCGAGACCTACATTGCCAAGAAGCTCGAGTGGGGCCTGGCGAAGTCGACCATCGGCCAGCACCGCGCGGTCCTGCGGATGGCCCTGAACCACGCGCTGAAGTGGGGCGTGGTGACCCGGAACGTGGCGAAGCTGGCAGAGGCGCCCCAGGTCAAGGGAAAGGAGATGAAGCCCCTGACGCCTGAGGAGGCACGGAAGTTCCTTGCCGTGATCCAAGACGACTGGCTGGGCTTGTGCTACGTGATCGCTGCGACCTGTGGGCTACGCTCCGCGGAGGCGCGGGCTCTCACCTGGCGGGACATTGATCTGGAGAAGGGGACCGTCTCCGTGAACCGGACGATGCACCTGATCGACAAGGAGTTCGTCGTCAAGGAGTATGCCAAGACCCGGAGGAGCCGGCGCGTCGTGGGACTCCCGAAGCTCACCTGGGATCTGCTGGTAAAGCTGAAGGAGAAGCGGCACCCCGAGTCGGAGGACGAGCTGCTCTTCCGTGGGGTGCGTCGGGGGAAGCCGATCCACCCCGCGATGATGACCAAGCACATGCAGCACATCCTCAGGAAGGCGGGGCTCCCCAGGCAGACCTTCCATGGCCTGAGACACCTGGCGGCGTCCCTTCTCCTGGCCTCGGGGCTATCCTTGAATGATGTGGCACGGACGCTGGGGCACTCGAACATCGGGCTCACGGCGAACCTGTATGGTCACTGGTACGACGAGAGCCGGCAGCGCGTCGCGGAGTCGATGAACCGAATGCTGGGTCAGGATACTGGGTCAGATAGTGGGTCGGGTACTGGGTCAGATCGTTCGGAAGATGAAGGACTCCAGGCACGGATTGGCCCGGGTTTGGGGAGTTAGCCAAAATTTGACCAGATTATACATGGTGAAACGGTGAGGAAGTATGCAGGAAAACGGAGGAGTTGTTATGGTTCTACTTGACGTAAGGCGACACCAGAGGACCGAGGGCGCAGTCCTTTGTCTGGGCAGGTGCGGCCTGTATACTGGGTCAACTGGAGAGGAGGACTACCGATGACGTTTACCACGACCTGGTACGACGAGCACACGAAGCAGATCGTCCCGCCCGCCGAGATTGAGGCGCATGACGTGTACTCAAACTCTCGGTGCGATATCGACGGCAGCGCCGTGTTCCTCGCGGATATCGGGAACTCAACCGCTCGATGTGAGCTCGGGCATCGCTGGGAGTACATCCACCCCCACGAAGAGAACGGACAGATCGTCGGTCCCGCGTGGAGGCAGATCGAGTAACCCCAAGCCTGAGACGAGAGCCAAAGTAAAGGAGGCCCTACTGATGAGCCGTTACGGAGAGTACGGGATGTACACCGACAACGACGGCCAAACCTGGCGAGGCTTCTTCAGCCACCATCCAAGCGGCGAGGTCTACATCCTCGAGCAGGACAATGCACCAGGCTATTCGGCCAACTACACTGCTATCCTCGGCCCGCTGCCTCGCAGCGAGGTCACCCGCGAGACGCTGGAGAATGCCGTCATGAGCAGCGGTGACCCCGACGACTGCGCGTGGGCCTACGAGCAGGACTGAGATGAGAATTCACCACCGCTTCCTCGTCTGCGACTACTGTCATCGTCGCGTGCGCGACGACAAGCCGCGCGAGGGCTGGCTCGTCACGAGACGGATCGTGCGGTGCCCCGAGCACCGGGATGAACCGGTGGCGGTCACCATGACGGATGGTGGCTTTGTCGAATATGCCATCGATTGGTGCGAGGAGGACTGAGATGACCGTCATTAACCTGACCCCGCACCCGGTCACGCTGGCGACCTACCAGCGTGACGTGCTGGTTCCGCCCGATGGCCGCGTGCCGCGACAGATCGTCGGCCCCGCCTGGAAGCAGGTCGACTGACTCGAAGGAGGTGGGGCGTGGAGAACCTGCTCGCGATCGGCTTCCTCGGGCTGCTCATCGGCTTCCCGCTCTTCATGGCCTACGCGAACGTGACGTGCAAGCTGTGTCGGAAGACACGGAGCCGCTGGGCCACGGTCTGTCCGCACTGTGGGAGGGATGTATGAGTATGGAACGGGTCGGGGCGCAGAACGGCCGGGCCAGGCTGACCGAGGAGAAGGTCCGGCAGGTCTGGGCGCTCCTGGTCGCTGAGAAGACGGAGCGGGAGATCGCGGCGGAGTTCGGGGTGTCCCCAGTGACGATCCACGACATTGCCGTCCGAAAGACCTGGACCCACCTGAACCTCACGCGGCCGCTCTCCGACCACCGAACCGCGCGGAACTCCGGCCGCCCCTGGACGCCCACCGAGCTGCGGTTCCTCGAGGAGCACCCGGAGATGCCGCGTCAGATCGTGCAGCGGATTCTGGGAAGGCCGGAAGCATCGGTCAGGAAGCGGTCAGGAAAGGTTCGAGCCCAAAATTGAGGGGCAGAAAAATCGGAGGGGGGGTGTCCCCAGCGCTGCCCCGCCCTACGTTTCCGACGGGCTGGCGCTGCCTCTGCGGGGCCGTGGGAGCTCCGCGCTGCGCGGCGATGTGTCACTTTTTTGACGTGTCGGTTTCTGGCGATATGCCCCGCTACTGACACATCGGGGGCCACTGGGCGGCCGATTGTCGGGATTGTTGATCAACAATTTTTGTGCAGTAACACGAGGCGATTTTGTTACAGAATCGCCGATTCGTGCCTACGTATGTCACTTTTCCGACGTGTCACTTTTTTGACGCACACAGAATCCGAGTCAAATTGGTCCGTTTCGGGTATTGATTCTCGGCCGTGTATACACGATGATTTCCCCATCTGGCGACCGAGCAACGGACGCCGACGTGGGAGGTTTGGACATGGCGGGCGATCGGGTTTGGTTCGATGGACGGTGGGGCATCATTCACCGTGTTATCGGTGACTTCGCCAACGTCCAGTTCGCGGATGGGACGCGGGGATGGATGATCCCCCTCGACAACCTGGACTGGGGGAACTAACCGTGGCTGAGGCGGACGTGCTAGCGCAGATGCTTGAGCTCCAAGCGGAGTTGCTGGCACGTCAGGTTCTGGGGGATCAGGCACGGAACGTCGTGCTTCGGGCTGAAGTTAAGCGACGTATCCTTACTGGGGAGCTGCCCCTTGACAATGCCCAGAAAAGGGTGTCCGACGCCGTAGCGCTACAGTCCCGTGTCTCCGATATGCGGGAACAGGACGCGGAGCGGAGTAAGCGTCGGTATGTTGCGGCTAACCGCTGGAAGGACGGTGTAGCCGAGGAATACCCCTGGGCCCTGGAAGGCTGGAAGCCCGACAGGGACCGACAGTACAGGCTATCGGAGGCAACCAAGCTGAATCGGAGGTAAGCCTATGCCTACCCTGGGTGAGATGCACCCTGAGCTACTGCATGCCAAGAATGCGGCTATGGCCGATATGAAGGGAGAGACTATCATGGGCAAGACGACCACGGCGACCTCGACGACCACGGAGACCCCCGCGGCGAGCATGGACATGGGCAAGCTCGAGGCGATGCTGGCTAGCCTACAGGCTCAAATCAACGTCCAGGACGCCAAGCTCGCGGAGAAAGACGCGCAGATTGCGGCGCTCCAGGCTGCGAAGTCCACGGGGGCGAGCACAATCAAGCTGCGGGTCTACGGCAAAGGCATCCCCACGGGCAACAACGATAAGGACGGGAAGCCCACGGTAGGATCGGGAACGATCGCTCTGACGGGACTGGGCCGCTTCCCCGCCGTGCACTTCCCCGAGCACTGGCTCACGTTCTTCGAGTGGGAGGAAGAGATCCTCGGGATCATGGCCAGCCAGCCCGTGAACGTCGACGGGGGCATCGCGGTCAAGGAAGGACGGGAAGCGGAGTACAAGGCGCGGCTCGCCAAGCTTCAGGCCCGCTTCGCCAAGAGCTAGACGGGTGACGGGGGTAGGGATGTGGGCCCTACCCTAAACCCCCAGGGTGAATGTCCGAAGGATCACCCAATACCTAGGGAGTGGAGTACCAGAATGGATATGGGGTACGAGCATGACGGCCTACGGTGGGTTGGGTGGGCCGCAGACAATCCCCGAGTAGACATCTGGGAGGATATGCGGAGTGCGGTACTCCTATACTGGGACTGGGAGGTCTCCGAGTACTGCTATTACAACGGGGAAGTCGTGTAGACTACCGCTTAATCCTCCGGCCACAACCCTAGCCCCTGAGCCTCCGGGTTCGGGGGTTAGTGCTGTCGCCTGAGAACAGGGGCAGAGGGAAGGGAGTTAGACCCATGTCAAGGACCGCGCGCCACAACAAGCCGCTTAAGGCCCGCACCATTGCCCGAGCCCAAGAGCGTCGCGCCAAGGCAGACCCATCCTTGCAGGACTTGGAAGACTGGTGCGCCAAGATGTTCGCCAAGACCTCGCGGCTGCCCAAGACCGACATTTGCCGCGCCACGGGCAAGACCGCTGATGAGCTTGAGACCATCCTGGCGCGGGACTTCGACGCGGTGGGCAAGACCGAAGCGGTGGCACTGGCCAGCTAAGACCACGCTAGAGAGGGCCCAAGGTGTCCGTGCCTTCGGCCTTCTAAGCGTGGGCCTAGCCCATAGCAAGACGGAGGATAGACCGATGGAGAAGGTGATCCGAGACGGGAAGGTGGCGGTGCTGTACTCACCCGGCTACGGCGCGGGTTGGTATACCTGGAACCAAGACCACCCCGAGTGCCTGTTCGATCCCAAGACCGTCGAGTGGGTTGAGGGTGGAAAGGTTGGCCCCTGCCCCTTCGTGCTAGGGATGGACGAGCACTTCTGCTACCTCGGGGAGGATACGTTGGCCATTACGTGGCTGCCTGAGGGGACGGCCTTCGAGGTGGAGGAGTACGCCGGGTTCGAGACCATCAAGACCATCGCCAGCTTGTACCTGGTGGCCTAGCCCAAGACCGCGCCAATCGAATAGACCCAAGACCAGGGGCTGAGACAATCGGTCCCTGGTCTTGCTTTATCTTCGGAGGATGAGCGATGGTTACCTGCCGTGCCTGCCGCTGCCCACGGGGAGACCAGCGAGACCCATGCCCCAACCCAGACTGCCCCAAGAGGCAAACCAAGAGCCGATCCTTGAGCCTGCACGGAAAGAATCGGCGGGTGATCTCCGTCGCAAGACCGCACCATTTCCACGAACCGATCGTGAGGGATCGACCATGAGCTACGCCGAGACGCAGCGGGAGGCCTGCCTGAGACGGGCCGATCGCTTCTGGCAGGAGTTCCTCAAGACCGGCTGTCCTGGGGCATGGATGGTCTACCGCCACGCCAAGACGGCCGCGGCATACTGGCAAGACCAGATCGGAGGCTGACCATGGACTTCGTCGACCTCACCATGATCCTCTGGCACGCCGTCTGGCCCACGATGAAGTCCCAAGACTGGGCAAGACTCTGGCAGAGCACGGGAGACCTGGTGTACTTTCGCGCCTACATCCGCTCGTGTTGGGCCGAGACCGCCTAGACAAAGACTCAGCCTCGGCCTTGGGGTGCAGCCATAGTTAAGCGGCTAAAGTCGGAGGTGATGGGACGCGAGACCATCTTGACGGCCGCCGCTCGGCCGTGCGACAATCGACCCGTTTCACGTCGGACGCCTAGTGTCAGACGGGAGACTATAAGAAGGGAGGTGAGAAGTCTGCCAGAAGCAATAAGGAAGAGCCCTATGTCCCGAGCGGATCGGAAGAACATAGGTGAAGTAGCTTCGGCCCTCCGCCACGGCCTGGACCTGACCCGACGGGAAGAGCGGGACAAGCAGGGCCACCCCAAGACCCAGCCGGATGCGGAGTTCTGGGACGAGGTGACCCGATGGTATAAGCGCTTATTCGAGGAGGACTACGCCGACTTCAACGGCGGCCAGTTCACCCGAGTGGCTGGGCAAGGGGAGGATCGGTACTCACGATGACGATCAGCATCTATCGGTGTCCATTCGGCCAGAGATGGCGTTTGAAGTCGGATACCTACGATAAGGAGGGATGCTGTCCATTCTATATCCGGCGGGACAACTCCGAGCGGCCGGTCCTAGAGCTACGCTTGGGGTGGTTCGTAGTCCAAGTAACCCGTGAGCCCGTGGACCTGACCTATGTCTTCTAGCTGGACTGCCGGCGGCACGCTGGAGACTTGGGCTAGAGAGGAGGAGCGATGTTCAAGGTCGGAGACAAGGTCAGGTTCAAGGCGAACCAGCTCGACGGGCACCACGTCGTCAGCCCCGAGACCCTCGGCATGGTGACCGCGGAAATCTACGATGGCCTGTTCCTTGTCAAGTGGGACCAGCCGAACGGCCACTACGGGACTGCATCAGGCACGCCCTACTGGCTGAAGGAGGGCAAGGACGAGGACCACTATTACGACTGGGAGCTGGAGCTGGCTGCTCCGCAGGAAGAGACGCCGGAGCTGGTAACCGGAGGGTTCCAGATCGGGGACGAGGTCCGGACCAGGGAGGGACATGGAAATCCAGAGATCAGGGGCAAGGTCACCGGGTTCAATCCTCAGGACACCCCGCATCCCTTCAATCCCATCATTGTGGAGTTTGAGACACCACAGACCCACCACCCACTGACGGGCACCAAGATGGGATATACCCCGAACCTCAAGCTCTACTACAAGCCCGAGTGGCTCGATCCCTGGACCAGCACGCCGGTGGGTGAGACCATCGAGGAGAAGGCTGAGGCCCTGGCCAGGTGCATCGTCGAGGGGCTGCGGCCATTCGAGGAGGAACTCCGGAAGAGATACGGTATGGGGAAAGACGTGCTCGGCATCATCGCCCGATCTCTACTGATCCGGGCTGAAAATATGCTAGCTAATCCCACCTACCCCACCAGCTACAACTTCCCTCTCACCGACGGCGCCCTCAAGGCAGTGCTGGAGATCGGGGAACGGCTGTGCCCTAACACCAAAGATAGGGTTCAGCTCTACTCCCTCGCTCGTGGGAAGACGCACACCTTCACCCCGTAGACCCGCGTTCCCCATCTTGACGGCCGCCGCTCGATCGTGCGACAATGCCGATCGACCGAACGAAACAGTCACGAAGTCCCAGGTAAAGGGGGTTAGGTCAATGGTCAAGGTCCTTGACAAGGCAGAGTTCGAGCGCATGCTCAGTCCTTCGTACCGCGTCACCTACTGGGTCGAGGGCAAGCTGCTCTCTCGGTCCGGGTTCCCCTCGTTCCAGGCAGCCATCGCCTACGCCGCCGATCAGGAGTTCCGCAAGAGTGAGGGCCACTTCAGTACTGCCGGAGTCTACGATCCACGGGGCGAGCAGCTCCCCATCAGTCTGCTGGAGCTGCAAGCGATAGTGCGGCTGGCCTACAAGTTAAGCGCTTAACTCTCCGCTCTCCGCTGACGCGGAGTGAAGTGATGCGACGAAAGGAGGACGCATGGCAGCACTCGTTGACACGCCGACCAAGCTGAAGGTTGGGATGAAGGTCAAGGTCAACCCCAACTCAGGCGCCAACTGCCCCCCGGATCACCTGGTCGGTACAGTGGCGAACGTTCTCGAGCCCGGAGGCTTCTACGACTACCAGGTGACGTGGCCCGAGCCGGCCCCTATCCCTGACCCGGGGGAGGACCCTACCTACTACTCCTCTACGGCCTTCGGGTACAAGGAGGAATGGATCGTGCCTGTCTCCGACGATGCCCTAGAGGAGTCCCCTCAGGTGGAGATCGGGGCGGAGATCCCCGCTACCCTGGACGCGCCGAAGGCGATCAGCTTCGAGGAGATGCTGGGGGTCTTCCGCTCCTCGGTCGGCGGAACGGGGGTCAGCTCTGCACCCAGGGTCGAGGTGCCGAAGGCGTGGGTCTATGATCCCGAGGCCTACGGGGTGTACACGGATGCCAAGCGGCTCCGTACCCAGAAGGCGAAGGGGCTGCCCCAGCTCCCTGGCTTCAGCCTCCCGACCCTGAGCTACGTCGTGGCCCAGGATGCGGACGGGGTGCGCTTCGCCTTCCATCACAAGTCGGGGCGGTTCAAGAACCCGATCGGTGAGGTGTTCGCCCGGCCTGCCCCCACTCGGCCACGCCACGGCTTCGTCGATAGCCGGAAGGTGAAGACCGCAGACGAGGCGGTCAAGGTCCTGGAGGAGGCACTGGCCGAGGACCCCGAGGCTGAGCTGATCCTCATGCCGCCGGTCAATGCGCAGCTGAACGTGGTCTGGACCCCGAACCTCCTCACCATCGGACCCGGGCACGACGGGGCGACGAGTGGGAAGGGTGCGGTGGTCCTACCCCAGGCATCCGAGTGGCACATCGAGCATGCCCACCGGATGAAGAACGCCGGGGTGGACGTGGCCGATGAGCATCCCTACTTCGAGGTGGTCATCGACGAGAACGGGGGCGCCAAGTTCGTCCAGCTCCGGGCCGGGCCCAAGGCCGAGGGCAAGCGGGACTACATCCCCGAGAAGATGACCGTCCAGCACGTCGTCGAAGCGTCAGGTGACCTCCTCGAATGGGAGCGGAAGGTCAAGGAGTTCGAGCCGGGTACCGTGGTCTACCACCCAGGCGGCAGCTTGGCGACCCACTACGGCGCCCACTGTCTCTCGTCCCGCATCCCGATCGTCATCAGCTTCGAGCCCCAGGTCGGAGACGTGCTTGAACCGACGTTCGATCTCGAGCCCTACAGCAGGGAGGCGGCACTGGATGGACTGGTCGCCGGCTTCATGACGGACCTGAAGCACATCAAGAAGCAGCTGGACTACGATCAGGGCACGGCATACGTTGGCCATGCGTCGAAGATCAACCACCTGGTCTGGGCAGCCCACAACTCCGGCCTCCTCCGCGGTCAGGATACGTACCACATCGGCTATGCCATGGCCATGATCCTGCGGTACGGATCGGCGGCCTGTCTCGGTGAGGCACGGCATGCCCGGCTGGCCCGGCGGGAGCGGACGCGGGAGGAGGTGTACACGGAGAGCTTCCGGTCTCCGTTCGGGGGACGGCAGGCCTTGGAGCGGGCCCGATGGATCTTTGAGAAGTACCCCTGGGGAGCGGGGTCCATCGGCGGTCGGCGGTGGAAGGACTGCGCGGTGGCGACGCTCCAGGTCGACCAGGCCATCCGGGACTTCGTTACGGGGAAGCTGGAGGTGGACGGCCTGGCCAAGGCCCTCAACGTCGCCGTCGACCAGGTCCACAACGGGGGCTGGTGGCTGAACAAGTGGGCCCACGGCCACACCTTCGACCTCGCAGCCCAGGGCCATCCCATCGTGCCCGCCCGAGCAGCGATCTCCATCTGGGAAGCGGAGCGGCTGCGGCGGGACGGCACGGTCTTCGAGATGGGAGACCGGGTGATCTCGGTGCTCGGCAAGATGCACACTGTCCCGACCTGGGTGCCCGATCCCAAGACCGAGCGGATCATCCGAGATCATGAGTACCGCAAGCAGGTCGAGCTGGAGAAGCAGGCCAAGGCCCACGCAGAGTACGAGGCGAAGCTCATCGCCGCCAACAAGAAGAAGTACGAAGCGGCCATGAAGATGTCGGCGCCACCCCAGTCAGGAACCGTGGGAATGACCGTGGGTGAGCTGGCCAAGGCGATCCTTGCCCAGGCGCCGAAGCCCGAGCCGACGGTGGTGACCCTGCCGCCGGTGACCTACGCCCAGGGACGGTGGGTGCCCGAGCAGGGCTTCGTCCACATCCAGTACAAGCGGGGCGGAGAGCCGGGGTACACGGCAGTCAACGTGAATCTCGACGACATTGGGGTCTGCGACAACTGCCAGAGCTACCTGAAGGCTCTGGCTCTGGACCACATCAAGTCCCTGGCCCACTCCAAGATGACGTACAAGCAGCTGCCGGTGGTCGACGGGGATATCCGGGTCGGCAACATCCACGAGAACTGCCTTGCCTACACGGCACCGGAGTCCTGCTGCCTGATCGGGGAGGACTCCTGCAATAAGCAGCTTATCCCAGACACCAAGATCGTCGAGCCCGTCCCGGAGTACGAGGAGTCCGAGGAGGAAGTGGAGTACCAGTACCACTGCGTCCTCTGCGGGAACGGCATGGTGGACTGGCAGCACTCCTGTGACCACTGCGGCGAGCTCCTCTGCTGGGACTGCACCTCGGAGGACTGCTGCCCCCAGATGGATGAAGACGACGACGAGGAGGAGGAAGCGGATGAAGAAGACGAAGACTAAGGGGAAGCCGAAGCCCCAGTCCGATGCCCTCCTCTTCCTCGATGGGGACGTCGGTGCGGTCCAAGCTGAGCTGGCAGCAGACGATGATGACTGGGAAGACGAGGATGAAGAGACGTACCCGGGCTACCTCTTAGGTCACGATGATCTGAAGCCAGAGTTCCAGTTCGACGCCGTCGATGACAGCCTGTACAACGAGTACATCAAGTGGCTGGAGGACCAGAACCTGGACGAGCTGACTGATGACTGGTGGTACGACTTCATCTTCGAGAAGTTCGGCCAGGCCGCTTTCATCGACCCCGACCAGGCAACCTACCTCTACGGAGAGACGATCATCGGGACGGAGGCGGGAGTGGAGAGCACAGTGGCGTCTGATGTAAAGGCGCCGGAGACGGAGGGGAAGGTGACCGGGACAGGACAGAGCTACACGGGGGGCACGGGGTACAGCTACAAGGCCAACTGCAGCGGGCCGCACGATGGCTCGGACCTGGACCTGGTCTTCAAGATCGGGGACGTCGTCTTCTCCGGGTCGAAGGCCGCGAACCTGGACATGGACTACGAGCCGGACGTGGTGCTGGACTTCGCTGACTCCTACTCCCTCGGCAAGGACCCGGACAAGTTCGTCCTCACCGGACCAGAGCAGTTCCGGGCGCTGAACGTCCTGGTCCCTCGACCCAAGGAGCCGGGCGCCCTCATCAAGTTCAAGTGGCCGGACCAGGGCATCCCCCCCGTCGGCGCTCCCTTCTGGCTGGCCCTCTGGGTACGGATCAAGGAACTCCTCATCGACCGGCATGGCAAGCTCGAAGGCCGGGTCACCCTCTGCTGTGTTGGGGGACACGGCCGAACCGGCACCGGACTCTCCTCGCTTCTCATCTGTCTCGGGGGATACGGAGCACACGAGGCCATCCTCCAGATCCGGGATGACTACTGTGAGGAGGCAGTCGAGAGCAAGAAGCAGCTCGAGTACCTGGAGAACCTGGAGAAGGAGATGGCGGCTGCGTTCGCCGACGAGGAGGTGAGGGAGATCGCCCGCTCTCAGGTCACCCGCCCCCGGTTCGAGGCGGCCAAGCGCATCATCGAAGCCAAGGCCGCCAAGGCAGCCGAGGAGAAGAAGCCGGCCGCGCCGACGAGTGGAGGCGCCAACTACCACAAGACCTACCGGTATGTTCAAGGACACAAGACCGACTGCGCTGCCCACTACGGCGAGGCGTGCGACAAGGACTGTGGACCTTCGGCTCAAGCAGCAGTCCAGAGTACAGCCACAGGACAGAAGGTGTCCTGTACCTGCAAGAAGTACGAGCATCTCGGCTGTTGGGATGGGTGCCCCGACTACCCAAAAGAACTCCGCATCCACAACTGGGGGTACTACGGGTAGGGCGGGTCGAGGGCGTGATCCGGGGGATCCAGGCGCGGATCAAAGCGAAGGGAGGGAAGCCAGCGTTTGAGTGAGTAGAATTATCCCGAGACTGAAACAGTCACCAACGATCGAGGAGCTCATCAGCATGGCCGGACCCGAGTCCGTCAATACCTACCTCGAGACCCGATGGAGGAGGCGGGGGTGTGAATGTGGGGGGGACCAGTACCTGGACCTGGAGGACGGACCGGGCTGGAAGTGCCTGATGTGTTCGAGGAAGGTGTTCATCAAGATCGAGACCAAGACGAAGGGACCCCGCCCAGAGGGTGGGGAGAGGAGGACATAGGCGCCTCGTCCCTCGGCGTGATAGAGGGACCCCTGGAAGGAGGTGATGTGAAGGGCCGGATGGGACGGTGACCCAGGGACATGGCGAACCCAAGACACCCAAATAAAAGCAGGAGGAAGTAAGAGTATGGCGATCGACATCAAGACCCGAACGGAGACCCAGAGCCGGACCGAGCTCAAGCTCGTCGTCGTGACGGAAGAGGTCGAGATCCTGGAGCTGCGCGGTCTCTCCACCCCCGTGAAGTGCCTCGTCGAGCAGGTGCTGGCCCAGGCCGACACCATTCTCGAGAACGCTCGGAAGGGCCAGCGAGCGGACTACACGTTCCGCGTCAGCAAGCACGGGAGCTACGCCCAGTTCGAGGACTGGGAGCCCGCCGGTAGCCCGGACTATCAGAACGTCCACGGCTACTAAGCACTAACCCCGGGGGAAGGGGGACATGGGCCGGGGTCAAGGGGAGCAGGGATCCTCTTCGGCTCCGGCCCTTCATTCCAGGGTAGTTCAATTGGTAGAACACCACGCTCTGAACGTGCGAGGTTGGTGGTTCGAGTCCACCCCCTGGAACCGAGAGACAACCGAAGGGAGGGAGAAGTGCGGGAGATCTACCTTGTCGTACAGGAGCACACGGGCTGGGACGAGAAGCTTGCTGCATTCCAGACGACCGAGCTAGCCGAGGAGTACCGGCAGTGGGTTGCTTCGTTTGCCCCGTTCCCCGACACGGCACTGATGTACCTTCGGATCGATCCGGTGCCGTTCATCACGGAGGTCGGCGACGA